TTGCTGGCATCAAAGCGATTGCGGGCGGCATTCAGGCGTTGCTGTTGCTGGGCTTGCTGCGCTAACCGGCGTTGTTGTGCGGCCAGCGCGGCGGTGGTGCTGGTGATGCTGGCTTTAAGGGTTCGCTGTGCTTGTCCCAGTCGATTAGTGGCAACGCCGCTGCTTTGTAAGGCGGCACGCTGGGTGTGGAGTGCGGTACGTAAGTCATTGTACTTTTGCCTGAGTTTTGCGGCCTCTTCACTGGCACGCTTAAACTCTCTCGCCTGCTTAGTTGTGGGCGCTGCGCTGTTTTTTAATTCAGTGGCGAGTTGACGCGCTTTATCGCGGGCGGCAGTCAACGCCTGTGCGGCACCATTAACAGCGGCTTTATTCTGACGAAAACCCTCAATTTTGGCCGCCTGGCCATTGAGTTGCTTAAGCTGGTCTTTCGTCGTTTTGATGGATGCAGCCAGCGTTTTATTGCTGGCCAACATAGATTTAAATGGCCGGGTGATTTTATCTATGGCACTTAAGGAAACCCGCAAACGGAGGTTCTTATCACTCATCACTGCCCCCGTTGCGGATAATGGCTTTATGTCGCCACTCTAAAAGTTCACCTAAGGACATCTCTTCGGTAGCGGAGGGCGGCCAGTGAAAGGTTATCGCAATATCCGCTATCAAATCGTCAACGGTTAAGCTGTCAGGAAATCTGACCGCACCGAGTTCGGCAAGAAAAAAAGCGCCAGTGCCTGCGATAACGCGTAAATATCGGCTGGTTCTAAATTGTTGATTTCTGGCACGGTCAGGTTAGGGGTGGTGACGCGGGGCAGCACACGGATCAACGCATCAACATCGGTATCAAGCAGTGCCTGCAATTTGGCACCGCGCAATGCGCCGGTATTGGGTTTATTGACCGTGATCTGCGTGATTGTTGTATTACCTCGCATGATCGGCGCATCTAATGTGACTACGTTAAAGGCATCAGCAGAAGTCTCGACAGGCACGGACGGTAATGCATCTACAGTGGTTATCTTGCTCATAATGGTTACCAATAATAAGGGGGTAAAGGCGCGGAGTTATCCGCACCGTGATATTACAGGCCGATGTTGCGGCGGTGGGCTTCCAGCATATCGACGCCGTTGACCATTTCGACCATGTTCACAATGTCGATCTCGATCAGCACTTCGCCATCCCATGTCAATTTGTAGTAAGTACATTTTGTGGAGATTTTTGTGGTGCTGTTATCGCCTTGTTTGCTGTCACCGCCGTCGATCTCCTCATGACGACCACGGAGGACAATTTCTACCGCGTGGGTTTCGCCGGTATCGTCGCGCTGATAGGAGCCAGCAAAACGCAGTAACACGCCATCGACTTTGGTCACGCCCCATTGCTTGTAGATCTCGGACTCAATACCGCCCAGCGTCCAGTCAACGTCCAGCGCCCCATCAGCNACCTTGGCGCTGCCATTCATCCCGCCCCCGCGAAAGTCTTCAAATTTGCGGTTTAATTTTGGCAAGGTGATGGATTCAACCACCCCCTGATAGCTGTTCCCGTCATTGAACACATTGAGGAACTTAAGCTTGCGTGGTAATGCCATAGTTACGCTCCTTAGCTGTTAACGGCGGCGGCGAAATTAGCCAGATAACGATCAGTAATGCGTTGACGCAGGGTTAAATCTTCCAGCGGTGGCACCGGCGTATAGTCGTAATCAATAAACAGGCGGCCAGCCTTTAGTGTGTCTTTATCGTTTACGCTGTCGTCGTACCAGCAGTCACCATCAATCAGATAACCCAATGATTTCAGCTCGCGCATTTTGGCGCGAATACCCTCAATAATGTCTTTTGCCAGTGACGGGGTAAGCGGCTTATCGTTAGCCCACATATGGGCCTCGGCCANCCATCTTTGCGGATCAGCGTGGTGACGTCTTTGCTGTTAAGTAAATTGGCATCGGTGGCGCTGTTTTGCAGATCCCAAAACACATCCGCACTGATACCGGTGACGCCATTCACCCCGACGTTAGACAGCGTTTTATGCCAGCCAACATCATTATCAATTTTGGCACGCAAGCCGAGGGCGCGAGCCGTGGCGTAAGCGGTGGTTTCGGCGTTGGTGACCGTGTCCCAACTGAGGAAATCGGGCCAAATCACCATCGCTTCGCGCTGACTGAAATTATCGCGGTAGATAATGGCCTCTTCTTTGGTTTTGCAACCATAGGCGCTGATGTAGGCAAAGGCACGTAGGCTCTGAGCGATGGAAAGTAGCTCAGTGGATACCGCCAGAGTGTCATGACCGGGCACCCCTAAAATACGGGGCTTGACGTCAAACTTACCCTGCGCCGCTAACAGCGCTTTCATGCCGGTATAACGGCCATCCGGTGTTATTCCGCCAATAATATTGGACGTGGTTTCAGCTTCGGTTTCACCCTGCGCCACCCGGACAACGACGGTCAGTGGTTTGGTTTGGTCGCTGATAGCATCCAGTGAATGGGCTAATGTGCCGGTTTCACCGGCCTTGCCGCTGGCGGCCAGCACATCGGTGAGTAATACCGGGGTATTGAGTGGGAACAGAGTGGGGTCAGCATCATCGGAAGTACAGACCATCCCGACTACCGCCGTACTGACAGTGCGGATCGGGCGAGTGCCTTCGCTAATTTCAATGACGCGCACACCGTGGTGGTAATCGGTTGCAGACATGCGGTTTTCTCCGGTTAAGCGTTCATTCGCTATGATGCCGGATTACTGCGCGCGGGGCAGGTGATGAGGATTGTGTGAGGGGTGGCACAACAGAGAAACAGAAAACCCCGGCTGGCGGGGTTGTTGGGCAGGGCTATACGACTGGCGGCCAGTCGGGAACAATATAGCCCTGATTGACCGCTTCAATCAAAAGCCATTGCGGCAGTTCCGGCAACTCAACCTGTGGCCAGTTTTCCACCGTGGGCCATGCGCGATAGGCGGCGCGGGTAGCGGTTAACTCGGCACGCTGAGCATCAGTTAGCGGGCTATCATCAATTGAATAATCAATTACAGTAATTGAATCCGTGGTTTTGATAAAAGCATCGCGATGACGGCGGGCAAGTGCGGCGAGGGTATCGCCGTGAGGCGCAGGTAACGGCGGAATATCCAGCCAGACCGGACGGCCTTTCATAACCCCTAACATTTTCCCCGTGGCTGGAACGTGTTTCCAATATTTCGTTTGCTCTTTTTTCGTGAGCAATAGTGCATCATCAGGCCAGCTACCTGTTGCCAGATATTCTTCTTTCCATTCCTGCGGATAAAAACCGCCCGTTGTAGCAGAAAAATAGATCATGTTTTTTATCCTTAATAGCCAATGGCGAAAATAAGTGGATAGCACAGGTTTTGCTGTGCAGTGCCAAACCATTGCGGGAACACCTTTACCGTGCTGTTATTCCAACGCGATGTTTGAAACATCACATCGGCTTGTATTGTGTCATTCCCCTGAGTGGCCGTGAATGCCATTAGACACGCAACAGGAAAGGCGGTGGGGAAAGCCAGTTCAGGGTAAGCGATATTTTCGCCGGCAGAAACAGGGCCAGTCATCCATTGCACAATCAGCCCGCCCGGTACGTCTGGAATACGGATATAATCCGAACCAGCAAAGTGACGTTTACCAAACTGTGCCAGCACACCCGCGATTTTATTGTTAATAAATCCCCAAAGGTTCCCACCCCCTTCCCCCCACACCGCCCCGGTGATATTTCCACTGCCATCCATAAACCCACCGTCAAGCCCTCCCGCACGCACTATCCCATTAGAAATAAAATGACCTCGGGTAGTGAAATCAACACCCCCAGTAACAAAGTTGTAATTTGTCGCGAACATCCACTGCTCCCCACCTTCGGGATGCGTATTGACATAATCTGTAGTGATTGATGTGACCGAGTCACGAATATAACAGCGGAACCCGGCGGAATAGGCATCAGAACCCGGCGAACGACATTCAATTTTATTACGAGAAGTAACAACCCCGACCGCGTCAATATTGGTTTCTGATTTGATATTACCTGCGCTCAGTGTGTCATGAACGTGCAATGATTTATCAAATGTGCCTCCCCGTGTACGTGATACGACATCATTGGCTGACGCGGCACCCACATCAGAGAATGTCAGTTCGTCCTTTTCTGCAAGTTTGCCCAACCCCATATTTTTTCGACCTTGAGACTTATTGTTCACGCCCGCAAGATTGTCGGCGGCACGTAAATACTGGTCGTGAGGATCTGTCGCAGCGACGTGGTCAGACAGTAACTTATCGGCATACTGCCTAACCTCAATTGCTTTGTCGTCTGCATATTTCCGCGTTGCCAGCACTACAGACGGATCAATTTTTAACGTGACTGCCTCGGTGCTACTGACAATCAGCACCATGCGCACCGTCTGTGTGCGACCACTGCCCTCCTGCAACTGCGGCTTGTAGGTCTCCGGGCAGTTGGCAATGGCGATAAGAATACCGTCTTTATCAAACAGGCCAATTTCACGTATCCACCAACCGCCGTCCGTTTCAGGAATAACCTGTTCCGCGATAATTTGACTGCTGTTGACCTCATCAATACTTAACGAATTCAGGGCAGCATGGCGCTTTTCGCCAATAAGCTGAGTCTGTGCCGGGTTCGGCGTGGGGAGCACACCGCCACCGTCCCCAACCGCCATGTGTGTAATCTGTAACTGGGTACCGAGGGCTGTTGCATTCGCCAGTTTGGCCGCCCCCAGATTGGTCATTAAGGCATAAAATTTAGCGGTCATAGGCTCACTCTCATTTCATCAATCAAATGTACAACACCGGCGGTATAGCATTGGCCGGTCACGGTAATCACTTCGGGTAAATAGGGGTAAACAGTTAATTCGTCACCGTCATAGCTGGCGACACTCACAGGGATCGCGCCATTGACATCCAGATTAATAGACAGGCCGACCAGGTGACGGCTACATGGTTTGGCGTCGTCTATCAGCCGCTCAAGCTCAAAATACATTTCATCGGTAATGCCGGTTTCCAATACGCCAACGTCCAGGCGAAAAGTGCCGGGCGTTTCGTTAGTCTTCCACCACTCGATCACATTGATGAGATAGCCGAGCGGCTCCACAACGCGGCGAATAGCGCCAATAGTGCCTTTGTGTTTATGGACGACGTAAGAGGCGTTAACCACCGCGCGCTTGGTCGCTTCCGGCCAAAGCTCATCCCAGCGATCCACTGACCACGCCCAGGCCAGATAAGGCAGCAATTCCAACGGACAGGTGTCGGCATTCCACAATTTGCGCAGCGGTACGTCAATGTCAGCCATGCGCGCACAGGCTTGTGCGGCGGCGATCTCCAGTGGGGTAGAGCCAACCGGTAATAAGCGTTTATTCATCGGAGCCGCCCGCCGTCAAGGTATAACCAATGCAGTGAGCGGCTTGCGTTTTGTCTAATACCACATCAATCAGCGGCGCGATCAGCTCTACCCGCTGCACACCTTCAACATGCAGCGCGGCATAAATAGCTGACAGACGAATATCACGCCCTAAGCGGCGCTGGGTGCTGATATAGCTTTGTAATCGGGCTTCGGCTGCGGCGCGGATTGGCTCAGCTTCCGGCCCCGGATAAAAATAGAGCGTGGCGTCAATCTGATACTCCACGATGGTGGCAGAATTGACGGTTAAGCGGTCAGCTACCGGGCGCACGTTCTCATCGTTTAGTGCCGAGAAAACCTTATCCAATAAATACTGTGTCGCGGTACCATTTCCCTCACGTGAAAGCACGGTGACGGTAACGCAAGCGGGGGATGGGCTAATCGCGGAGGCGTCAGCAATCCGGCCATCGGCACTGCGGGCATGATACTCATACGCACCGGTTGGCCCGGCGACGCTCAAGCCCTCAAAGGCTTGCGGGATGCGTACCCGGAAATCGTCGTCAGACTCCATCGCGGCGGCAGTGGGCGGGATGGCGTCTGGATTGGCCGAGGTGATGGTCAGTCGCTCAATGCCATTGTTTGCGCCGAGGTGGTCTAAATCACTGCCATTTGCGTAGGCCACCATCACCGCTTGCGCCCCTTCATTCACTCGCTGGCGCAACAGCAACTCGCGGTAAGCGGTTTCTTGCAATAACTTCACGATGGGTTCAGATTCAAATGACAGCGTTAATCTCACCGCGGCGTGCTGATCGGACGGATATAAGGCAATAAAATCTTCTTTACGCAATGCAAGCAGGCTTTCAAAATCCAGTGATTCAATCACCCGTGGTGCCGGTAACTGACTTAAGTCGATGGTCGGCATTATTAACCTCCTAGTGGCACGGCCAAACTCAACCGGCTGTCGCTGTCGGTGCGGCTACCGGTTAAATCAACAATCATCTTGCCGTTGCTCAGCGTGGTAATACTGATGGCATTCAGCGTAACGCGCGGCTCCCAACGCATCACAGCGCCATAAACAGCGGCCATCATTTTTAGACGTAGGGCGGGATTTTGCGGCTGGTCGATCAAGGTTGATAACAGTGAGCCATAATCGCGGCGCATCACGCGGGTGCCTTGTGGTGTGGCCAGAATGTCACTGATTGACTGGCGAATATGGTCAATATCGTCGATCTGCAAGCCGCTGTTGCGGTTCATGCCGCTATATTTATAGGTTGTCATTTTGTCCCTGTCGTATCAGCGCCACCGCGCTCAACACCGCCGTGGCTGTGGTTATCAACGATCACGCCATTAGATGAAAACTGACCGCCGGAATGCCTGATGTCGCCGCTCATCTGGCCGCCGCTTTTCACATTTAAGGTGGCCGTCGTCAGGTTGTTGGTGCATTCCACTTCGGGTGTGTCCAGTGTGATTTTGACCGAGGCGGTACAGGTAATGTTGGGGGCGGTAGCATGGATAGATTCGCCAGCCTCAATCACCGCTGTTGCTATTCCGGTTACGGCCAGGTGACTGGTTTCTGGCTCGTACTCAAAACGGGCGCCGTCGGGGAAGGTGATCACGATAGCGTCGGCGGATTGTGACGGGGCGGGATTGGCATCAGAGAAAACAGCGGGCAGCACAAAACCGGTGGTGAGCTCACCACCGATACTGATCACCATGACTTGCTCACCCAGCGATGGCGCAGACCAAAAACGCACCCGCCCGGCGCGCAGGGTTAACCAATTAAGCCAATCGGTTTCCAGGTTGCCCATTTTGACCCGGCATAATCCGTTAGCAAGATCGACGTCTGAGACGATGCCAATACGGATAATGTTAGCCAACAGGCGTTTAAGACCAGCAATAAGGATATTCATGCGGCCAGTGTGCCGCCTACAGGCGCGCGCGGCATGTGATGGGTTTTGTGTGAGGGATGGCACAAGAGATCTAAGGCGAGAATAAGAAAATAATAGCGGGTTATTGTATGGAGTTTTCAAATGGTAGCTGTAAAACAGCTACCTCATAGGTTTTACTTCAAATATATTTATCAGGCATTATTTTACATGACACAAAAAATACAATTACTATTGTTAGTAATGTTAGTTTGCCAAAATGATTAGGGAAAAACTCTAAATAAAATACCGAAAACAAAACGATAACAATAAATGGAACTGTTGAGAACAATATGTTATAGAATATATTTTTCACTATCGCCCCATATCATTAAGTATATTCACAACTTCATCAAATGTTAAATTTGAATTTGAATGTATTCTTCTGGATGCCTTGGAAATGATAGGATCGATATATATGTATAACATCTCTATGTTATTGGCGCGCAATGAATTATAGTATCCTGGATCAATTATTTGCAATCTTCTTGCTGCCATTGCGGATTTTTGAACCTTACCATACAAATCTATGCTCGTGATTAAAAATAAACCTTTTCTGTTTATTTCTGTTCTCACTATATTGGACATAGATATTGATTCAGAGACTGTTTTAGCTATAGAGTAAGCCATTGCCTTCTTAGTGGCTGTTGTAACTGAAATCTTAGCACCTAAATTAACAGAATAATAAGTAGTACTGCGCATATTTTCACGGGGTGTATTCTTTTCAAGAACATAATCGATATAAAGTTTTATCATGTCATAGATAACATCAGACCTTTTATATATTTCTGATATTGCCTTCATTACTCTTTTGTCTTCCGATTTTATCTCTTGGCATTCGCTTGCATACTTTTCAAAGAAACAGGATGTATACCAACTGGCTCTTTCAGCACCACTATATACACTCTCGATTGTTCCTTTTGCAGATTTTATGGTTCCTTTTATCCCGCGATCTAGTGATAGTGATAATACCCTGTCTGCATTTAGTTTTTCTTTTAAATAAACGGAATTATTCATTAAACAGCACTCCATTGATTGTTAATAATCGTGTACTATACGTAATAATTATGGATTTTAAATACTACAATGGAGTTTTACGATGCGACTGGCTAAATTTGGGACTTTTCTTGTTTTATTTGTTGTATTGTTCTTGGCTATTCCAGAAGTGCTGGTTTTTGTGTTGTCAAGCGACCAGTTCGGTGACGCTATCAGTTATTTTAATTTTCTGAACACGAATATTCTAATAGCACTATTTTATGAAATGGGCATCCTCGCGTTTATTCTTTCATATGTAATTACGAAAGTGATTTTTTATATAATAAAAAAATAAATNGCCGCTAACAGCGCTTTCATGCCGGTATAACGGCCATCCGGTGTTATTCCGCCAATAATATTGGACGTGGTTTCAGCTTCGGTGTCACCCTGCGCCACCCGGACAACGACGGTCAGTGGTTTGGTTTGGTCGCTGATAGCATCCAGTGAATGGGCTAATGTGCCGGTTTCACCGGCCTTGCCGCTGGCGGCCAGCACATCGGTGAGTAATACCGGGGTATTGAGTGGGAACAGGGTGGCGTCAGCATCATCGGAAGTACAGACCATGCCGATAATGGCGGTGGAAACAGTGGAAATAACGCGAGTACCGTCGTTGATTTCGATGACGCGCGTGCCGTGATGATAATCACTCATGGATTAACTCTCTGTTGGTTGAGGGTAGAGAGTATGGTGGCGATTGATGAGGGTTGGGTGGCGAATGGCACAACGAGAAAACTATAAAATGGGTAACCACTTTACGCGATATAGAGTGGTTACCATTAACAGGAAAGTGATTTTTCTATCCCGCGTGTGACGTCTTTTTTCGTGCTCTAAACTTATGAAATCCCTTCATAATAAGCACATAAGCTAGCGATGCGACAATAATATCGAGAACCAGCATTGCCGGGAAATAGATATCTTCGGGGTTACTGAACCCCAAAAACTCTGAGATACTGAACCAGTACTGTAACTGGCTCTCAGGCATCGGATAGGGGTAACTATGGATATACTTAACCGCCAGTATAAACAGGCCGATAAAAAATAGTACCTTCAATAACCTACGGACAAGTGTTGCCATTCGTCACCACCTCAATACACCCATAGGCCATCAATTTAGTTCCATTAACTGCAATGGTTTGTGTGTGGAGTAGGGCTTTGCGCAGCACCTGAAAATCGGCAGCATGTTGTAACGTGATACACCCCATAGAAACCCTCATCGGGCCGATGGGATGTAATCTGAAATTTCCATGTTCAACATTATTGATCCAAGTGTAATCGTCAATTTTCCCATCATCACGGTACAAGCCAAACCATTCATTATGGTCAGTCGGCGCATGGGTAAACTTGGTGGGGAAATCTTTCATTGCGGTATTAATGCGGGTTTTAACCCCGCCTTTAGGGCGCTCAACAATCCAGTAGCACCCCTCGGGTAATGGCCGTTATCAGGGACCATGGTACAGCCGCCTCTGTTGCGGTATGCCTTATTGCCAGAAAAGGCCATAAATGTACCAACACCAAAAATACTCAAAGGGGAGTAGTGAGCATTGTTAACAACAAACTTTCCTTGTAATGCCATAGTGTCCTCATATTTTTATTTAATACTGTCTTGCGTCTATTGCATTGTAAAGCAAATCACTTATCCAAGTGAGTAACGAAATAACCTAATCGATATAAAGTTTTATCATGTCATAGATAACATCAGACCTTTTATATATTTCTGATATTGCCTTCATTACTCTTTTGTCTTCCTATTTTATCTCTTGGCATTCGCTTGCATACTTTTCAAAGAAACAGGATGTATGCCAACTGGTTCTTTCAGCACCACTGTATACACTCTCGATTGTTCCTTTTGCAGATTTTATGGTTCCTTTTATCCCGCAATCTAGTGATAGTACCCTGCCTGCATTTAGTTTTTCTTTTAAATAAACTAAATTATTCATTAAATAGCACTCCATTGATTGTTAATAATCGTGTACTATACGTAATAATTATGGATTTTAAATACTATAATGGAGTTTACGATGCGACTGGCTAAATTTGGGACTTTTCTTGTTTTATTTGTTGCATTGTTCTTGGCTATTCCAGAAGTGCTGGTTTTTGTGTTGTCAAGCGACCAGTTCGGTGACGCTATCAGTTATTTTAATTTTCTGAACACGAATATTCTAATAGCACTATTTTATGAAATTGGCATCCTCGCTTTTATTCTTTCATATGTAATTACGAAAGTGATTTTTTATATAATAAAAAAATAAATCACTTATAGATAATAGCTAGTTAGCAAGCCATTCCAACGCCAGATCCCCAATCCACTCACTATCGCCGTCAGTAAAGCCTAACAACTGGCGGCGTTCGTATTTCACTGTTGGCCCGTTCTTTGTGACTTTATCCCGCAAACCGTCATGATGGACTCTAACTTGGTTTATCGACATGGTCAGAACCCTAAGGACCAAAGCCGTTTCCGCTGCCGTGAGTGCCGCTCTGTATTCCAACTGACCTACACCTTCAGCCCGCGAGCTGATGAAACCTGCCGTGAATTGCTGGCACTGTTGACCCCCTTCAATATCGGGATGATAACCAGCGACGACTGGGGTAGTTATCGCCGAGAAGTGTCGAAGGATAACCATCTGACCGGTAAAATATTTACTCAGCGTATTGAACGTAACAACCTGACATTAGGAACTCGCATAAAACGTCTGGCCCGTAAAACAATCTGCTTTTCACGCTCAATTGAATTGCATGAAAAGGTCATTGGGCCTTTATCGAAAAATACATGTTCTACTAATTGGCATCATTACCAGATTCTAAAAGACCGGATTGAGGCGGGGAAGATAAAGCCGACGAGCTGAAACTGTGGAAGTCATATCGTATAGCGCTTGATGATATTGATGTAAGTGCAGCGCCGGATATCGAGTGGCCAGTTTCTCCAGATGACATAAAATTGCCGGTGGTTTTAATCAAAGCAAAACTGGGCAATTAAGCCCAGCCTATTTCAGTCATACAACCAGCGACCAGCCTTGGCGGATTCTATTATCATTCCAACAGTAAGCGGCTTTATTTCCTGATTCTTTGGTTTTTTTTGCCAGATGGGGTATTCATATTCAATGTAATTTCTGCCATCAAAATTTTCATAATCAATATTAAAGTGTTCAAACACATCTAACAGAAATTCGTGAGCATCCTCCGGCGTAAATCGAAAGTCGTCCTGCAGCGTCCAGTTTCTAGTCACCTGCTTGATACCGGGCTTAAGCCAGTGCTTCCTTATAGGATATTTATTCATCAGGTACTGGATGATTTCGGTTTCTAATTCACTGCTGCTCATCAGAAATAAGTCCATTGGATGCGATCTTTAGGCCTAGCTATGAGATTGTATCTTTTTCGGGTGTTCCGGGCTGCTAATGGAATAATAACAACCAACTGGGCATACCCAAGCCAGGGGATGTAACGCCCGATAAAGGTTGCTATTTTATTGGTAGGCACCATCTTCAGTGTTGAGATGCTTTTCCCTACAGGAGTAAGCGGCCTCAAATTATATGGGAATCTCAAATCTTTTAGTAAAGACCGAGACACTTTAGATGCGACACTGGTTCCAGATATTGCACTGGCTGCTGATAGCTTACCTGATACTTTTATATACGGCTGCCCAGAAAGTATCAGGGCTGCTGACTCAATCTTCATGCCAATATGATCTGCAAAGCTTTCAAGAAAGATAGTATTGAATAATTCTGCCGGAGTGAGATTTGCATGTCCGTGGTAAAAGTACGTCCCGCCCAGTTCTTCAACTGTATCCATAGTACATCCTTGTTATCGTGTTAATTATTGCTTAAAGCCCATTTATAAAGCGTCAGTGATGTCCCGGAAAACTTCAGCGGTACTGGCTGCTGTGCGCGTGACAGTGTTTCTGACTACCGACAAGAGTACAACTGTTTAAAATCCGGTGCGGTATTGCGCTTGATTTTTCGCGAAATAGTCGAATGATGAACGCCGAGTTTTCTGGCTATTTGATTTTCCCGGCACCCATAAACTATGGATAGAACTCTCGTAACATCGTCTCTTTGCTTAAGGTGAATATTAACAAGTCACTTTCCTTAAATACCCCCTCTTTAATCAAGCGATTTTTTAAAGGTTCGAATCGTTTATCATTAGCGAAAAAAAGTGCAGTCAAGTAATCAGAGTCAATCGATTGTTGTTGTTCTGAGAGGTGAATAACCTGCCTGTAGCATTCATCATCTCTTTTCCCTAATCTTTCTTTTACCATGCACTCAGTCAATAAGTCAGTTCGGGTGAAATGCTTTTTGTTGAGTATCTCAAGTTCTTGTAGCCCTTCTGCATAGTATCTATCAGCAAGTAGGCTATTTATGTACATTTTTCTGACATTAATATTTTCTGGGTTTTCATCTAACAGATTTTTAAACTGTTTGAAAATTTCACTTTTTTCACTATCTTCAGATGTTATTAATTTCTGCACAAGTAGAGCCGCTTCCTGCGTGGGATTATCTGCAGGCAGACTCTCATTAAAAATAGGAAGAGAAAAAACAGGTATACACAGGAATAAATAAAATATTGCTACAGATAATTTAACTGATTTTTTCATAATAAATTATCCTAAAATTTATTTAATGTGATTTGTCTGGTCAAACTGCCAGGGAATGGCCTGATTATTCTGGTATATCCTGTATGTAAAAAATACCCAGCTTCTATATCTAAGACGGGGAGTATGTTTTTCTTACAAGATATTAAAAATGAACTGCTGCCGATAAGAACTTCATCATGACGGAGAATAAAAGATTCCCCGTTACTCTCTAAAACATATTTTTTATTNTGTAACTGAAATCTTAGCACCTAAATTAACAGAATAATAAGTAGTACTGCGCATATTTTCACGGGGTGTATTCTTTTCAAGAACATAATCGATATAAAGTTTTATCATGTCATAGATAACATCAGACCTTTTATATATTTCTGATATTGCCTTCATTACTCTTTTGTCTTCCGATTTTATCTCTTGGCATTCGCTTGCATACTTTTCAAAGAAACAGGATGTATACCAACTGGCTCTTTCAGCACCACTATATACACTCTCGATTGTTCCTTTTGCAGATTTTATGGTTCCTTTTATCCCGCGATCTAGTGATAGTGATAATACCCTGTCTGCATTTAGTTTTTCTTTTAAATAAACGGAATTATTCATTAAACAGCACTCCATTGATTGTTAATAATCGTGTACTATACGTAATAATTATGGATTTTAAATACTATAATGGAGTTTACGATGCGACTGGCTAAATTTGGGACTTTTCTTGTTTTATTTGTTGCATTGTTCTTGGCTATTCCAGAAGTGCTGGTTTTTGTGTTGTCAAGCGACCAGTTCGGTGACGCTATCAGTTATTTTAATTTTCTGAACACGAATATTCTAATAGCACTATTTTATGAAATTGGCATCCTCGCTTTTATTCTTTCATATGTAATTACGAAAGTGATTTTTTATATAATAAAAAAATAAATCACTTATAGATAATAGCTAGTTAGCAAGCCATTCCAACGCCAGATCCCCAATCCACTCACTATCGCCGTCAGTAAAGCCTAACAACTGGCGGCGTTCGTATTTCACTGTTGGCCCGTTCTTTGTAACTTTATCCCGCAAACCGTAATGATGGACTCTAACCATATTATTGACCTTGCCGCTGAACGCAACAGCGGCCTCGTCGGCGTTGGATTCGTTTTTGATATAACGAGCGGTGCGCAGTTTGGTAAACATCTTGCGTTTGATGCGGCCTTGCTTATCGCGGCGCTTTTTCTTACGCGGAACAAAGGGTGAGCCATCCGGGTTCTGTTGCGCCTGAATGTGCTTTTGTTGGCGTCGCCGTAGTTCTTTAGCGACCTGACGCATAAACGCGCCGCGCGCCTGTGGGGCCAATTGTGCCAATAATGTTGATAAGGTCTGATCTAGCTCATGCAAGTTATTCACGTTACCCACTCCGCGACAGTTTTACCCTCAATATCAATTTGATAGCTGTTGATAAAATGCTCTGGTGGCACCGGTTCCCCAAGATGAGTAACGCTTAATTTGCCATTTTTCTCTTTAACGATCACCCGTTCGGTGAGTTTGATATCAATGCTGATATCGCGCACTTTGTTATCCAGATAATCAACTTCAAAAGTAAAACTGTCCTGACGTTTGTCGGGGTTCGCCATAATATCTGGCTGATGAGTGCGCAACCAATGCAAGACCGGGACAATGACCAGATCCATATCACTGGCGTAATCAGTCACCACCAGATTTAAGGTGTACTGATACTCAAAAGAGAGTGACGGGGCCAGCGTGGCAATAATCGCCCCTTTATCGATAAAGACATGTAAGCAGTCTGGGTTTTGCTTGATATACGGCACCGCCTTTAAAATGGCGGTACGCAGCGAATCAGGCTTTAGCATCAGCGGCCCCTTGCTGGCAAATAAAGACGGTATCGACCTGTGCCGCGCAAGCGTGCAATGCGGCCTCAAGGCGATCAATATCGTCGTTTAAATCACCGTTAGTTTGCGGCCCTGCTGCCGGAAACTGGCACTGCGCCACTCTCGGACAGCCATTGACGGTAATCTGCGGCCCCGGTGAGGGCGGGGCGCTGGCGCAGCCGGATAATATCATCAGGCAGGGGAGTATCAGCCCAGCGGCGTAAGGTTTCATTTTCACGGTATAACCTCTTGATTTGGCTATTACGTTGCGCCAACAACTGATCCGTACTGGCAACCTGTTGCCGTAATTGGGCCTGTGCCTGATTATTGGCATTGGCGGTCAGTGCCAGCGCAATAAGTTGGCCGTTTTTGCTGGCCACCTCGGCCGCTTGCTGGTCAATCATCACTTGCCGAGCCTCAGACAAACGGTAAGTCTGTACGCCACCGGCAAGCAGTAAGGCGGCGGCAATCGCCCATGCGAGCGGAGCGGTGTTGAAGAGTGGCATGGTGTCAGCTCGGATATTGACGGGCGGGCAATTGAAAATGTGGGCCGTCTTTAAAGGTGGTCCAGTTACCGCCCCATTCCACGGCGATCCTCAGCTCGGCAGCGGCCTGTTTCATTGCGTCAGCCATTGGATAAAAATATTTCCACTCCCAACTGACCTTACCGCATGGCAGCGGTACAATATCTACCGCATGGCCGGTTAAGTGGCGGCTGTTTAAGGTTTGGCTGGCTCCGACTTTGACCAGTTCGCGCTGGCGTTCCAGCGTGCGACAGCCCTCAATCACTTTAAAATCAAGCGGAGTCAGTTCCAGCGCGCGGCGCACCACTTTAACCAAATCAGGATGTACGCCGATCAGATTACTTTCGCTGGCTTTGCCGAGAATAAATTTATTGGTTAACATCAGTGGTTCCTGCCTTTTTATTGATGATTTTGAATACCAGCTCGCGGATAGCCTGCAAGCCAATCAGACCGATCAAACAACTGATAAAAATTTCTATTTTCCCGGCGGCGACCTCGGTTAATGCGCCGTTTAGCCAGGGAATAGCATCAATCATGCGGATCAACACAGGGGAAATGACCGGACCGATATTGACACCGACCAGCCCACATACGACCCCCTCGCCAATCCCTTCACGTAACTTACCGCCGCCCCATACCACGCGGCGAAATGCCACAATAAAAGCGATAAGAAAACCGTTTATCGCGGTTGAGTAGGCAGAGTAAAAGGCCAGTAATGCACCCATCCAACCCGGATCTTTGTCTGGCATTTTCATATCCGTTACCCCCTATGGGGATTGTGTAGTTAGTCCCAAAGTTGCACGGTTTGCGCAGTGATGGCGGCGGCGACTTCTGGCATTTCCACCGGGTAACCGTGCGGTAAAACCGGGCCGATATCGGCTAAACCCGGATTGGCGGCCAACACTTTTTCAGTTACACCCTCGGTGCGGCCGTAGTAGCGCCAACACATGGCGTCAACGGTGTCGTACTGCTGAGCCAGAATGCGCATTAAATCAGCTCAACCGTCATGCGGTTGATCGCCTGAATATCGTTAATTGCCCACGCAGCATCACGGCGCAAATTATCAATAGTGGGTTCCAGTGAATCGGCCCGCTTGCCGCCCGTGCCGGTGGTATCAAAACCGCGAAAACGATCAGTTAGACGGGCTTGCATCAGGCAAAACACCGCGGTGCGGTACAACTGAATGCGAGTGCTCTCCTCGTTCAGTTTTTCCACCGGTACCTCAGCCGCTGACAGATAACCCTGTTTTTGCTGGGTTAAGCGCCAGATTGCCAGCCGATCATTCACTTCATTGATGGCAAACAATGCCGCTTCAATAACACGCGGCTGCGTGATGGTGCCGTCCTGACGTGATTCTTCGCGGTACTGTTTCAGGTCGATATCAGGCCAGAAACTGTCATTTTTAATGACTGTGTTTTCCGCTGGTTCCACGGGCGCTGGCGCTTCTGGTGTCTGATTGGTGTTAATGACAATTTCCATGCCGACACTCCAAAAATAAACGGGCGGTGAACGGTGGCTTTGCCAGAGTAATAAATATTCTGGGTTAGCCAGCGTGCCGCCCTCGCCGGGGCGTTTGGGTGATTAGGCTATTTTATTTGCCATTTTGGACTTGGGCAGTGCTCGCAATCCTCACGTACTGCGTGTACGCTCCGGTTGCTCCGCGCTGTCCGCGTCCAAACTGCCTGCAACAATCACGCCTAATCGAATTTTCTCTAAGACGCTTTAATCAGCTTCTCAAGATTCTTGATATCGGTTTTCACACCGCTGTTATCGTCCAGTTGCAGCGCCGTTTTCAGGTTTGCCAGTGCGAGAACGTTGTCGCCGTCCTGACGCAGGGCATAGCCGACAAACTTATGCAGGCGGGCGCTGACGACATCCGGCATATCCTGACCGGTTAACATTTGCTGGGCGCGCAATAGCTGCGGGGTATCCAGCGGTTTTTCATCGGTCAAGGTTTGCCGTGCAATGGCGGCGACTTCATCGCCAATCAGGCACGCGGTGGTGCGCTTAAAGCTGTCTGGAGTCACCAAGCCATGCTGGACGGCATACTCCGCGATATCTAATGCGTTGCGGATATCGCCAACGTCAAGATGCCAAATCAACATGCGCATCAGAATATCGTCCTGTTCGCCACTGCCTTTTGCCAACACACCGGCGACCCAGGGTTGGTATGTGGGTAACATGCCTTGCTTAACCTCGGCCTTGCGGCTGATTGACTCGATAAGGCTCAATTGGGCCATATCCTGTTGCAGTTTGAACAACAACAGCTCGTAGTTGCTGGCATGGCTGAGGCTTGCCGCCTCACTCAGTGATGATGATTGCTGAGCCGCGACAAATAGCCGATGGCGGCGAACGGGGTTGCTCATAATGGATTAACCCTCTGCTGGGACGGAAAAATCACCGAACTCAATGTTTTCAATCAGGGCCACACAGCCAAAATCTTCAACCACGTAGGCCTCGTTAACCGATTCAAAGTTTTCAATACGGTCACGGCGTGGGTTGTCGATGATTGAGCGCCTGCGGGTGCCGTCCTGCCAGTAAATAGACAGGTTATCTAGCCGGGTGATAAAAATGGCATCAGGCGGGAAAGACGGCGCACGTACTGCGGGCAGACCACCGATACGCTTCTGACTGATAATCAAGTCAGCGGCCAGCGCTTCTGTGTTCGGCTGTGATTGGTTGACGATAGGAAAATATTTGTCGGCCAGTAACTGGCGGCCGGTAATCGCGACAAGCTCGGTATCTTCCTGGAACCAGGGCTCGATCAGTTCATCGGTTGCAGCCATCACCAGCGCATCCAGATTATTGAAATCCCCGCCTTTGCCGATGCGGATTTTAGGCGAGATAACATCGCCTTTATCATCAACAATCTTATCCATCATCTGGCCCGGCGCATCATCACGAATGCTTTGCAGCCAGCCCCGGTTGACATCTTGCAATAGCTTATTAACGGTATGATCAGAGGTTTTTACCCGCTTGATACCGTTAAAGCCGATCATGATGCGATCCAGTGCCTGGCGTTTCACAATGGCATCACGGATGCGAGTTTGAAAATCAGGGAATTTAGCCCACATATCCAATTTGATATAAGGCAGCGCGGTATCAAAGTTAGTCTGGGTACAGTTGTATTTTGTCCCATCCAGACCGCTAGGGTCTGATGCTTCACGTTCTTTCTGCGTGGTATCTGTGGTGCTGGCAATCGGGCGGTCAATACTTAAACCAACTTTTTCACCCTCTTTTTCATCCACTGGATACATGTTGATTTTTAACAGAAAGGCGCTGCTTTCTTGCTGTTTGGTTTCCAGTTTTTGCGCAATCGATGGTTCAACGGTGAATTTCGCGGCAATGTCGTCTTTATTGTCCAAATGGTTCAGCCGGGCGACCTGCTGCAAAAACTGGTTGTACTGAAATCGGGTGGCTTTTTTCATGTGAAATTAATTCCTTAACGTAGCAAGCGGAATGACCTAGCAATCAGTCAGAATGGCGCTGTCATTGCCGGTTGATTTTTCGCGTTGAGAGAAGTCGCGATCTGTTTTGCTGAGCGTGATTTTCAGCTCATCAAGTTCCTGTTTGGTCGCATCATTGGCAGTTTTAAGCTCCGTAAAGGACCGCTCCAAGGTGCTGATAGCCGACAATTTCCCCTCAACTTGCTGCGCGACTAATTCAACCGCCTGATGCACATCGTTAAAACGTGCGTCATCACCGGTTTGCTTTTTGGTAAACAGGGTTTTAATGGTGGTAAGCAGGTTGGTTTTAGGTTCTTGCTCGGTTTCGAATTCCAGATTGATTTCGGTAGCTTCGGTAAAAATGGCGTCAGACTGACTTTTGCGTGATGCCAGCGGGCTATGTTCGCTTTGCGCACAGAATGTCAGCATTTCAGCACCTAGTGAGGCGGGAGTGTCAGTAAAACCAATGCCGGTCAGATAGGCTTTGCCGGTATCCGCGAATTTCTCAATATATTCAATGCTGGAGTAGACCTTTTGCCGCGCCTGACGCAGTTTCACCAAATCGTCAGTGGCATCCACTTGGACAAGCAGCGCTAATTTGCCTTTCAGTGGCCCGTCACTGATCTCTTCATATTTAGCTGCTGTGATATCGCCATAGGCGCGGAACTGACTATCAGGCAAAACGCTCTTGATATGTTCCAGATTGGCACGCGAGCCACGAAATGCCGGGTTGTAGCTTTCGGCCATTTCAATGATGTGTGCGCGGGGAACATGGCGGCCATCACTGGTCGCTCCCTCCACCACGGCACGGAAAAACTTAGATATTGGCATGTGATTGATTCCGGTCTGATTCGATAGTAGTGACCTATGTTGGCGACCGGCGACCAACGGAACAATCAGGCGCTCTTGTGCTATGGCTGGCACAAGGTGTAATGCAGGATGGGGGAGGTGCAGATAGGTAGCCTTGCTGCAATTAAGTAATAAAGCAGGCTATTTCACATGGAAAGCGTTTCTATCAATGCCGATTTAGATCCCCGCCGTCAAGCCATGTATCTGTATTGGCAAGGGCTGCGTATTGCCCGGATTGCGGAAATGATCGGTGAGAAAGCCGTCACGGTACACAGTTGGAAGCGCCGCGACAAGTGGGACGCTTACGGGCCATTGGATCAGATGCAACTGACCACGGCAGCGGAATATTGCCGACTTGTCATGAAATCAGCCAAGGAACCCAAAGACTACAAAGAGATTGATTTGCTGGGCCGGCAAGCTGAACGCCACGCCCGGATCGGTAAATACAATGATGGCGGCAATGAGGCCGATCTCAACCCTAACATTGAGAAGCGCAACAGCGGAACACGTAAGGCACCCCAGAAAAATGTATTCAGTGAGGCGCAGGTTGCCAAGCTGAAAGATATTTTCAATGAATCCATGTTCGACTATCAGCGCAACTGGTATGAAGCCGGTTTATCGCCTGACTTCCGTATTCGTAACTTCTTAAAATCCCGTCAAGTCGGTGCAACCTACTTTTTCTCATGGGAAGCGCTGCTTGATGCCCTCGACACTGGCCGCAACCAGATGTTTGTTTCCGCCTCCAAAGCGCAGGCGCATCAGTTTAAAAACTATATTGTCGCGGCGGCGCGCCAGGTGGATGTTGATTTGCGTGGTGAGGTGATTATTTTACCCAATGGCGCGGAAATGCACTTTCTCGGTACCAACGCCAGCACCGCACAGGGCCGCCCCGGCAATCTCTATCTGGATGAATATTTTTGGATACCCGGCTTTCAAAAATTGCGCCGAGCCGCATCGGGCATGGCATCGCAGAAAAGATACCGCTATACCTATTTTTCTACTCCGTCCAGCACCTCACATGAGGCTTATCCGTTCTGGGCGGGCACGCTGTTTAACAAAGGTAAAGCCAAAGATAAACGCATTGAAATTGATGTCAGCTACCCACGGCTGGCCGGAGGCCGGTTATGTGAGGATAAGCAGTACCGCCAGATTGTCACTATTGAGGATGCACTGAAAGGTGGCTGCGACCTGTTTGATATTGATGAATTACGTAATGAAAACAGCGATCAAGATTTTGAAAACCTGTTTATGTGCGGCTTCATTGACGATAACGCTTCCACGTTCAAACTTGCAGAAATGCAGCGCTGCATGGTGGATAGCTGGGAAAAATGGACAGACGTCAAATTGCTGGCGCTACGCCCATTTGGTGATAGGCCGGTGTGGATTGGCTACGACCCGGCCAGCACCGGCGATAGTGCGGGTTGCGCCGTCATTGCACCGCCAGTGGTGGCGGGCGGTAAGTTCAGGGTATTGGAGCGCCACCAGTGGAAAGGGATGGATTTTGCCGATCAAGCCAGCAATATCAAAAAGATCACTGAGCGCTATAACGTCACCTATATCGGCATTGATGATACCGGTCTGGGCCGTTCCGTGACGCAATTAGTACGGCAATTCTTCCCGGCAGTGAACGCCATTCACTACAGCCTGGAAATGAAAGCCGACCTCATTTATAAGGCAAAAAATATCATTCATGGCGGCCGTCTGGAGTTTGATGCGGGCTGCATTGATATCGCCACCGCATTTATGTCTATCCGCAAAACCATGACCGCCACTGGGCGAAACGCCACTTTTGTTACCAGCAGATCTGAAGGCGTCAGTCACGGCGACGTGGCTTGGGCCATTATGCACGCCTTATTCCATGAGCCTCTTGAGGGCATTAACAGCAATAACACCAGTGTGATGGAGATATATTGATGAGTAAACGCAACAGGAAAACCCGCTCGGCCAAGGTGACAACAGCTATGGCGGGCAATAGTACCGCACAGGCTGAGGCGTTTACTTTTGACGACCCGATCCCAATGATGGATCGGCGCGATATTCTGGATTATTTGGAATGTGCCGTGATGGATCGCTGGTATGAGCCGCCGGTGTCATTCAACGGTCTGGCTAAGTCATTTCGTGCGGCGGTGCATCACAGCTCACCTATCTACATGAAACGTAATGTACTGGTTAGTCTGTTTGAGCCGCACCGATTACTCTCGAAACAGGATTTTAGCCGTTATGCGCTGGATTTTTTGGTATTCGCCAACTCGTTTTTAGAAGCCCGCTATAACCGGTTGGGCGGCATCATGAAACTGGTACCCAGCCCAGCAAAATACACCCGCCGCGGCGTGGAGGCGGACACCTATTGGTATGTCTCATCCTATGCCAACCCACACCCGTTTGAAGCCAATAGCGTTTTTCACCTGCTAGACCCGGATATTAATCAGGAGATCTACGGCGTTCCTGAATACCTCGCCTCGCTAAACTCGACCTGGCTTAATGAGGCCGCAACGCTATTTCGCCGTAAATATTATCTAAATGGCAGTCATGCCGGATTTATTCTGTATATGAACGACGCCGCCCATAAACAGGAGGATATCGACGCCTTACGTAAGGCGCTGAAAGAATCCAAAGGGCCGGGCAATTTCCGCAATTTGTTTATGTATGCCCCGGCCGGTAAAAAGGACGGCATACAGGTGATCCCACTTGCAGAGGTTGCCGCCAAGGATGAATTTGCCAGCATTAAGAATGTCACCCGCGACGACCAGCTCGCTATGCAACGGGTACCGCCCCAATTGATGGGTATTTTACCCAACAACACCGGCGGCTTCGGTGATGTAGAGAAAGCCGCACGGGTATTCGCCATTAACGAACTGGCCCCCTTGCAGGAGCGGCTGATGGAGATCAATGATTGGGTAGGGGAGGAAGTGGTGAGGTTTAAGGCGTATGAGTTGCTTTCAAAGGAATAGATTAAGTCAATAAAAAAAACCATAAAAGATAAGATATAGCACTAATTGCTAAAAGCGATCTAAATCTATGCTATGATGGGCCCTTACAAATAAAAAGAGAAACCATTATGCCCAACAAAGAAGCAATGCTCGTAAGATTGAATGAGATATCAGCGCTAAGCATGACCGAATCCCCAGAAATGGATGCATTACTTGATGAAATAAATGAGATTCTACCATTTTTTCAGCAAACCAAAATCAGCAAGCCACCTAGTGCTGGCATGCTGATACGAAAAAAAAAGTATGAAACTTTAGGTATCAAGAAAAAAGCAGACACTAGTGTGTGGGATTCGATAACAAACGCTTTACAGATAAAAATATCTTTCATAGAAAAATATAAGCCTTAAAGACGAAAAGTTAGAGTATGCATAGGCCACCTTTTTGAGGTGGCTTATGCATTTATACGTTTAGCGTTTTAGCAGTAAAAAACAGCTTCACTCAAAAAAACCTTTAAAAGTAGATGACACATCAGCAAGAAATATTTCTCTGTGACACGTCACAAGCTCATTGATTTTATTTCTGTGCCGTGTCACGATTTTAAAAGAGCAAGCCGCAACGGCCACCTCGAAAATCAGTGATAATTGCCCAAATTGTTTAGTAAACTGACCACTGCAACCCTGCAAATTCAAAGCGCAACAATCCGCATAATTATATTCACTCCCTAATCATTATCTAAGCCGCGCCAATACTGGCTTTTCAGCCTCTTTCTAACTGCATGAAAAGTGAATATCTAGTCATTGCAAAGCGCGGGCGGGGGGGCGCGCGGAACGGGGTGCGGTTGGCCCCCGCATCCATTCTCGTATGGGTTCAAAATCACCCCCAAAAACGGCCATGCGCAGCCCTAGTCTTTCGATATAAAAAGCACATCATTGTAGGTGAAATGAAAAAGCGCCTCTCTACGTGGCGTGGAGGCGCTTTGGTGTGGGGTGATTTTGAGAGTAAATCGATGGGCGCGTGTATTTTATTCAATTTTACGCATATGTATTCATTTAAGTGACTTGTGCAATATTGCCGTGGTGCACTATCAGCACCCGCGCTATAGGGTGTCCAACATCAGTTTCTTATAGTTTTACTTTCGTATATTCAAAAGCGATATTGTTTAGGGGAAGCAATTTCAGTTCGTTTAACTATCAAAATCACATCGTTCTTATGTGATTCATCTTCATTCTTATGTAGCATGTAGATAAAGGTTCAACGATAAAACATAGAGACGCCATAATGTTATATAAATTTTTTACTGTAAATGAATATTCTCTTAATGCTCTTCGTAACTCATGCCTGTGGTTTTCGAAAGTTTCAAAATTCAATGATCCATTTGAAGGACAGATTAAGATAATAAATGGAGAATTAACGGACTCAAAGATGGTTAAGTTAATCCAAGGAATGAATTCCGAGGGACATTTAAATTCATTCCTTCAAATAGGAAAAACCAATGAAACTTTAACTAAATTAGCAGGAATTCTTATAAACAGTAAAGGTGATGAACTAAAGGAAATTATTATAAATGTTGCAAGGAATGCATTTAATAAAGTAAGGGAGGACTACTTAAATGGGGGGGCTTGCTGTTTTTCTTCAGGTGTTGACTCGCAAGGGAATTATAATAACCCATTAGAAAATAAATTGATGTGGGGGCATTATGGAGATGGTTTACGGGGATTTGCATTGAAATTAAAAGATGACATATTTTCTCACGCAAGAAAAAACTCAAAAGAAGAGTCTATTTCTGGTCCGTATAAAATAAATTACATTAAAGAATACCCATGTATTAACCTAATCTATCTTTCGCATACACTTTACGTTTATAACGATAAATTCGCAGCAGGAGACTATCTTAATAGATTGGTTTCTTCTAAAAGTGAAGAGTGGAAATATGAAATGGAAGTTAGATTTTTATCACCTATTGGTGATGAATTATATAAATTTAATTCGGACTCCATAGAGTCGCTTTGTATTGGTGAGAAAATGCCTGACTCTCAAGTAAAGTGCCTTCTGGCAATTGCAAAACAGATAGGAATAAAAAGTATATGCAGAGCAAAATTGGGCAATGAAAATTATTCAATAGAATTTGAACACGAATATTATAAATAGACGATCTAAAGCCACAATAAAACATGTGGCTTTACGTTTTATACGATTTTTTATAAAAAGCTACATTGTATCCAACATCAGTTTCTTATATCCCTGCGTCTGCCAACACGCCGTATCACCTTGAAAACAACAACCATCCCTATCACCTGGTAATGTATCACCGCACCGCTTGCAACTGTCTTTCTTCAACTCAGCAAGCTGCTTGTGTAGCAATTTATTGTCCTGGCGGAGCAAGCCAATCAAATATTCGGCCCGTTCATAAGGCCCACGAGCAATGCGGCGCTGTTCGCAGCCCTCCAAAAGCATTGCCATTTCTGCGGTATCTATACGTAAGGTAAGTTCGGTGATGCCTAACTTTTTATCGCGCAGGCGCTGGGCGCGTTTACGTTCACTTGCTGTTGTCATTGATAACCTCCCTCATCGCATCACGTTCTGCCGTCGCGACATCCAATTGACGAGATACTTCAGCAAGTCGAGTTATAATTGCATCGCGGTTACCATCATCACGGCGGCCACAAGTACAACCAGCGTGCATGTAGTCCGTATAATTACGCAGTGGTATCAGTTCCATAGCTATGTTTTTGCAACATTCTTTCCAGCACTCCCAAAGTATTGAATGATAAGGGTGCCTGTACGTCTCGCCCTTACGTTCCAAGAGACCGATAAGCGTAGCGCTCGGTTGCTTGTTCGCCCACACCTCAAAAATCTCCCGGCTTTCAGTTGAAATAGTAGCGGTGTAATTAATTTCATTTCGCAAAGTCATAGCTATTCGCCTATTGTGTGATGAGTTTCAATGAGCGCATTTAAGATGGCAAGCCGCTGTAATTACTAGCCCAACGGCGAGCCTTACGCTTTTGTCTGTGTTTGCCGTTACGCAGTGGCCACTACAGATAAAATCATCTGTGTTCGATGCAACTCACCAAGCAATCGGCCCGATCCAAACGGTCTTCTCGTCACCTCCTTCCTCGTCTTTCTTCTGTTTACGCTGGTGATTACCAATCAAACGAATCACTGCCGGTATTTGCTGCGTCCGCAGGCGTTCAATACGCGCCTGAATTCCTTCTTTGGTTATGGCTGGATGCTGTACGCGATATAACGCACCATCCGTTCCCGCCCGATACGTGATACCCCCAACCAACACCGATGCGCCTTTTGCCATTGATTTCAGAATGTTGTCATTCAAATTAATACCCATCGAATCCGCAAACTCTTTGATTTTTTGCTCTTTTTCACCCGATTTAGCGGCCAGCATTATTTCGCCCTGGGTAGGTGGGCGTGTTTTTTTCGGCTCCTGAATGGGTTTAACCGGTTCGCTACGTATCCGTTTAAGCATTTGTCTTCGTTCTTTAACCGTTAATGCCTCAAAACAGATATTTTCCGGCGGTGGAGGTGACTCAATGACTACCGGGGGGCTGACTATTTTTTGAACCCCCGTACAGTTATTGACAGAACTCCGAGAGGGCGCAGACGCGCCCTTAAGGTCAACGGCCAAATCAACGGACAGGCCAAGGGCGCGGGCTTTGACAATCTTCCACTCGGTGGTGCGGGTGATTATGGGCGTGTCGATGCCCACCGGGGGCGAGAACACGCCCCGAATGCGGATCACATCTTCAAAATATTCATTGGTTGTTTCTGATGTTTCGTAATAGGTACGGGCGATTAAATTCTCGCGCTTAACAAATGGCCCACCCTGAGCGTTAACGTACTCAGCCCAGCGGCCACAATCGGCAGCATCATGAACGGCGGCAAACTCCACGCTCAACCCCATGGCGGTTTCATGGTCTGACATCTTGCGCAGCTCACGATAAACGGTAACCGGTGCGCCGCCGATAAACTGGAACTGACGGATACGCCAGCGGCTGGCCCATGCAGATACAGCGGGGGCCACTTCTTTCAGTAGCTTATCGGTTTCATCGTCGGTTTCACCGTCCAGCGCGAAACCGTCGATATTTTTCGAAATGTATTTAGCGATGTAGCCCGTTGCGCTGCCTTTCTCCGGATCAATGGCTTCAGCATGGAAACGGGCCTTTCTAGCCCTTGCGCTGTAAAGCTCCTCTTCATCCTCTTCACTGGCGTAATCGCGCAATATCTCACGGACCTGATCGACGGACTCAGGCAGCATAAACAGCAGCATATGCCAGTGTGGAGTACCGTCGTGGTGCGGCTCGGCAACACGAATACCGAACACGCGAATATCTTCCCGATGCAATTTAGCCCTAACCCGACTCCACACCCCGCGCAAATAACGCTGCGTTCTTGCCGGATCAGCCCCGCACCATTTGCGGTTACGGTGTCCGTGCTTATTGGTGGCATGGTATTTAGACGGGGCGGTCAGCGTATAGAATTCACCAACGTAGCCCAGCTCAGTGCAAATATCCTCAAACCCACGAATACGGGCCATCAGTTCACAGCGACGAATGGCCGGATTAGCCACGCTATGATCGTACTTATCGATCAGAGAAATGCGGTTGCCTTTTTCGTCCTCTAACTCCATTGATTTGAGAAACTCGCGCGTGCGGCGCTTCTGCTCCCGCCAATCACTCACGGTTCCAATACTGGAATAGGGCGAGGATTTTTTGCTGACATTGCCCAGCGCAATATGCAAATGCTCTTTCCACTTATCACTGTGGCGACGTAGGCAGCGAGTCCACCAATTTTCTGATTGCATTTTGGCAATAAAAGAAGCGACTTGGTTGATGGTTAGATTATCGCGATCAGCTTGATAAGCATCCCAGCCCGGCACCGACTGGCGAAAAGCACGGGTGAGTGCAGACGCGCGGACATAGAGAGCTAAAGCAATAATTAACCCTGACTTGCCGTTAACTTCATCATCAACAATTCCGAGTTCGCGCTTGAATAACAAGGCGATATCTTTCGCCAATACCTCAATGTCAGCACGGCCATAATCGGGCAACTGATTGAAACGGTATGCGAAAGGCGCGGTATCGTTAGCGTCGGGGGATATTAAATATTGGCCATTAACCCTATTCAGGCGTGGCAGTACGCGCTCGACAAAGTTTTTTGTTAAGTGCGTATTAGCTCGCTGAATTCCTTGTGTTTGTTCCAGTTTATTCAGGTGATACCTGATCCCACGCTGCACGATTTTAGGCTGTTTTGATAACAGATTTTGCGCACTAACCAGTGCGGCTATTTGTTCCTCAGTTTCTTTCTGACTCTGATTATCTAAATAGACAGGTGTACCAATGGCGGGAATGCGCTGGGCATTCCACCAATAAGCCCACTCAGACGACGACGTGCCGCTCCCTGGATAAGGTAACGGCGGTGCTGGTGCTATGCGGCCATTTGAGTACTTGCTCATTCAGAAACGTCACAAGGATCAAACCCCATCCATAGTGGCGTGGCTAAGTACGCCCTTATGAACGCTTCCGCCGTCGAAGCATTGATGGCGTTTCCGTAGGCGCGCAAACGTCCCACTCTGGCGGCAACCCCATGAGCCAACGGGAATGTGCCGGGTTCAACTGGCCGCCACTTTCCATCTCTGCACAAGAGCCAGTCAGCATCTGACCAGAAGCCGTTAGTCGGCATGGCTGGCCGGATAATCCCTGTTCTGTCGCATAATCCAGTCTTCCGAACATCCGGCTTCTGCCATCCGAACGAATTACTGCCGACCCCGATCCCCTGCTGTCGCAGGTCGTTGGCGTCGGCCATCCCGCCAATTGTACAAAGTCCCGGAGCGCCGATGATATCGAGTGCCCCGAAGGGCGTTTCGCGCCGGATAATTTCCTCAGCGCTATTGATGCGCTCCCCCCACCCGACGGATCGCTTGCCGTCGGAGTTGGCCAGCCGGATTGCGCCAAACCAGACTCGCTGTCTGATGTTCGGCGAGCCGACGCTACAAGCTGGCAATACTGCCGCCCCGCAGGCGTAGCTTTGGTTTTCCAGCTCATTGAATAAATCGTCGAGCCAGTGCCTCCCAATTGCCGCTGCAACTTGCTCTCCAAAAATAGCTGCAGGCTGACACTGATCAATGAGATTGAGCCAGACAGGCGCAAGGTGTCGCTCATCTGCTGTTCCGAGCCGGTTTCCTGCGGCACTGAAAGGTTGGCAGGGGCAAGAACCGGTCCAGACCGGCTTATCATCGGGCCATTCGGCTCTACGCAAGGCGTATGACCAAACCCCAATTCCTGCGAAGAAATGGCACTGGGTAAATTCGGTGAGGTCTTCTGGTTTAACATCTACAATGCTCCGCTCGTCAACATAGCCTGGGTTGATATGGCCGGCCTTAATAAGATTTCTCAGCCACTGAGCAGCGTAGGGATCAATCTCGTTGTAATAAGCACCCTTGGTCATATTGCAGCCCTCAAGGTTGCAATAATTTCACCTACTGCCTTACGGCCATTAGCTTTGCAACTAGCAGAGCGGGGGGCGGTAATGCTGTGAATATCAAAACTTTCGTAAAGATAGCGGCCGTGTGGGGTATCGCTGTTCGATGCAATAACGTGGCAACCTTGATCCGCTATGATCGTGAGTATTTCCGATAGCCAAAATTGCTCATTAGAACTAAAACCGCCTGCGTGGTAACTGGTGAAATCTGCGGTAGCGGATGTTGGAATGTAAGGGGGATCGCAATAAACCACGTCGCCCGGCACAGTCATGGTTAGCGCTTCGAAAAAGTCACAGCATACAAACGTGGCCTTTTGGGATTTCTCAGCGAAATAACGGATCTCAGCTTCGGGGAAATAGGGCGCTTTATATCTTCCGTAGGGAACGTTGAATTCACCCTTTTGGTTATAACGGCAAATACCACCATGACAATGGCGGTTTAAGTATAAGAATATTGCGGCGCGGTACTCGTCACTTAACTCGCGTTCATTGAAATGTTGACGATTCGAATAATAATTCGCTTCACTGTTATCAAATTTGAAAAGCTCTTTTGCAAGAACAATGATGCTCTCGCAATCCCGCTGTAATTGCTGATAGAAATTAATTAAATCGCCGTTAATATCAGCAATGAGATACTCGTCATAGTCAGTATTCAGCATGACGGAGCAAGAACCAGCGAACGGCTCGACTAGCCGCTTTCCGGCGGGTAGATGCTGGCGCAAGGTTGGCATAATACGGCCTTTGGAGCCGGCCCATTTCAGCGGGGAAAAAATGCGTTTCATGATTTCACCCCTGCCATAGCCCGGATAATACCTAGCGTTGTTTTGCAATCGGCCAATGCACGGTGCGGCGTACCATCAATGGCAACGCCCTGTTGTTCGGCTGCATTGCTCAGTCTTTGCCATTTAAATTTATTTCGCTTCTGATCCCACTGGCCGTAATATTCTGCATAGGTTTTCATGACGCACTCAGCATCAAAGATATATTTCCTCTCTGATACATGACAATTACTCGTTGCTGCTGTTTGAAAAATTAAGCGGGAATCAAAAGAGGCATTATAAATAAGCAGAGTGCGGTCATGAGTCATTACCATAAATTGATAATGAATATCACGCCACGTCGGTGCATCAGCTACCATCTCATTAGTGATACCATGAATCGCGGTTGCTTCTGCTGGGATGGTTTTTAGTGGTTTAACTAGCGTATCCAGTAGTATTTTACCGGTACAATCAATGATACTGATTTCAATTATTTCAGCATCATCACCGAGGCCTGTTGTCTCCGTATCTAGAATAAGATAGTTATTTTTTAGCCATCGTTGAGTGCGATACTTTGCGTCTAATTTGCAAAGTGCTTTTCCTGCTTTAAATATAAACCGCCAAAAAGCATGCGTCAGTCGATATGGTGGGTTATTAGTATTCAAAATGGGACGCCTCCGTCAAAATCATCAAAACGGGAATAATTGGTGGTATATAATTCATTAAATGAGAGCATTACATAGTTGGGCAGGGCAAAGTCACACGGAGTAATGTGTGTAATTTCAACTACAAGTTTTCGCCCTGAATATTCTGTGGTTAATTCCCATTCCCTTAAAAGCAGGAAATCCCCTACGGAGAAATCACGGTCATTAGCCCGTAACTCAGCTTTTTTGTATCCATTAAATACAGCGTTGAAATATTCCGGCAGAATTTTTAGTCGATGAAGCTTTGGTGATGTATAAAGTGAGCATAGTATTTCTTGAGACACTCCCTGCATGTCTAGGGCTTCTCTGTAGGCTGACTCAGTTTTATTTATGGCTGAAATAACATTGCTCACAGTCTTGTGTGCATAACTGGTAGTGCAATTCTTGCCGTGGGTTGTCGCTTCAATAGCTGTTACTATCGAGTCCAGATAGCCCGATACTTTCATTGCAGCACCAGAAACTATTTCCACCTGTTTCTTCAAGGCATCTATGGCGGTTGATTGTTTATTGAGTGTGCTCTCTAGATAGGAAAGGTCAGTAAATGCCTTATCTTTCGCCCCATTATGAAGGCCAGCCCCCGGATGTCTTTTAATAAAATTTCGTAAATATATAATTGCTGGGATATCAGTAGTTTCTTTCTGCTTTTCCATATCACATCACCTTATTTTAGATAATAGAATACCCGGCACGATAAATGCGCCATTTTTAATAACTCGCTAAAACGTTATTTCTTTATAACAAGTCTTTCGGGATTGAATTTAAATCAACCCATAAATCCAACGCCGCTTTACGCACTGCTTTTCTTTCGTGATATTCCAACTCACGGAATTTTCTTTCATGACTGTCTTTCTTTATCCCAGCCGCATAATAAATAATGCCTTTTGTTTTACCTTTGCTCAATGATTCCAAACGCTGCTCAAACTCTTCATCTGGATCCTTTTTAAACAGTTCCTTTATGCGGTCTAAATGTCGTAAACCTACTTTCTGATTCCATTCCTGCATTGAAAGCGGCGAACCGTCCGTATTAATTTGCCCCATCATCCACCTCTCGGTATGACAGTAATTAACTCAAGAATGTGTCGGCTCTGGAATACCCCCGGAATTACACTGAGTCACCAACAGCTCTAATTCCTGAGCGCTGTCCTGATCCCCAGATGCTTGCGCCGTGCTTAACAGACCCTCCAGACCGACACTTAGACGAAAGGCGTAATCATTTAGCGAAAACATTCGCACCTCGTCGGCAACAGCGGAAGCGGCGCGCAGGTTTTCGGCCTTGAAGTGGTATTGCTGCAACAGGTCGTTAATCAATGTGAAATATGCTTGTTTCATCCCTTTCTCCTTAAGAGTGTTGGCGCGCTTTGCGTTTGATATTGGTGCGACGGCGGTGATCGCGGATCACGGCGCGGGCAGACAGAAACGCAAGCCAGATAAGCACGGCCAGCACGGCTAATGCTCCGCTGGTCAATTCAATTAGTTGCCCCGGCATGTCTGTACCTCTTCATTGAAAAATTGAGGTATGACGCCTGACTCCCGAAATTGCTGTGTTGCGGCATTCAGTTGGTGGAAAGTGGCTAATTCGTTTTCACGCAATTGCCACGCTATGGTTGTAAGCATGCTTAAGCCCGCAAGAGTGCTGCTGGTGATGGCTTTTTTTTCACGAGCATGGAGATTAGCTTTAAGGGATAAAACGCCATTTTCCTCTATCGCACGTCGGGTTAACTCTCCCATATCAGCCATGTGTGTTCGCAGTATGGCGTTAGCTATCTGCAGGCAAGGTGATTTCATGCTGCGGCTCCCGTTTTGCGTTCGATATACAACTGATCAATGAAGCCGGTGGCGAGTGCTTGAGCGTCAAGTAAACCGAAAGACTGTTCACCCAGGAATACTTCATAGCGGGCAATGGGGTTAATAGCAGTTCTTGGCCGATGAGTAATTACAAAGCCACGATAGGCAGATGAATGGCGGCTAATAATGGTTAAGGCGTGCATTGTATTTTCCCCTAACTATTGGCTATGGCATCTTTCAACATAGCAACCAAATTAACTTCAACTTTGTCACCAGCTTTAACTTTCGGGCGAATAATAATCCGACCATCACGCACCATTCCCCGGCATGTATCAAATGGAATACCAACAATCTCGGAATATATTTCAAGTGATACATACCCAGTTGGAACGGTTATATTTATGGTGATATTTCCCATAATTCCCCCTTATCAATCAGCCTGAATAGCGGTGATACCACGCAAGTAAACTAGACGCGCCATACTGGAAATTGAACGAGTTTCTTTTGCTGCGAGCGCTTCTAATTCTGCACGCTCATCATCAGACAAACGCATATGGGTCGGGTTTTTTGAAGCAATTCCTTTCGGTAATCGCGAGCGTTGATCGTGTTTGACTTGTTTCATAATGGTATATTGTGATCCACTAAGTTCCTGTTGGAATCATTCTGGTATATAAAAACATACCAGTCAAGAGATTTATGTATGGAAAAATATATAGGCATGCGTTTGCGGGAAGAACGGGAAAGGCTGGGATTGAGTCAGGTCGCTATGGGTGATATCGGCGGAGTTAAAAAACTAACCCAATTGAAGTATGAAAAAGGAGATAGCTGCCCTGACGCGCTCTATTTGGCATCACTGCATAAATTTGGTCTAGATGTACAATACGTAGTGATTGGCGTGCGTTCTGTGACTGCACTGACAAACGATGAAGAAGAACTGGTTAATCATTACCGATCTGCGCCTTTAGCGGTTAAGCAGGCCGTGTTTGCTGCACTAAGCGTGAGTAATACCTCTGAACCAGGAACAACAGTTAAGGTTACAGGTGGTACCGGTCAGCGGATCGCTGGTAGAGATTTTCACGAGAACAAAAAGTAAAGCAAGAGAGGTGTAGCATGGAGACTAATGGGGATCGAAATAGGGCGGCTGGCCGTGATTTTCATGAGAAAAATATCACTACGGATAATTTCATTAGTCGGGATTTTGTGAATATCGTCATCCCTACGACAGAGATAGATAATCGCCCGCTAGTACCCGCACAGCGAAAACAGTTAAATCAGCTAGTAAAAGAAATTATTGAGACTGGGCATGAAGAGGGATTCTCAATCTGGCAAAAGGTTCATGCTGAGATTGGTGTTAGCAGCATTGAAGAAATGACAGTAAGTCACTATCAGGCTGCATATAGTTATCTTCAGGCTTTACGTGATCGTTATTGCGAGAAAGAGGCGAGCAAGTCTTTAATACATTTGCTCCTGAAAAATACCCAACAAGAATCGGAAAGACAGCAACTCATTAGATATTGTCATATTCAGTTTGGTTCGGGGCGCTTAACTGAATTAACGCGCTTGCAATTACAACAGGCTCTCTCGTGGTTGGATGAAAAACAATATTTAGAGACACCCCCTTCGACAGTGACGACCTCAGAAAAACGCCTATCGTGGCAGCAGCTATTTCGCCACTACCCGATATTTTCAGGGGGCGTATTTGCTTCAGGTTTTTTAATTGCGCTTTTAATAGTCACATTTAGTAAGTAACTCACGCTCAAATTATTTACATTGTGATATTTAATTAATTATTTTCTTAACCTTATCGAGGGCTAGCGATGAAAAAGGTACTGTCACTGACGTTTCTTATTTTTGCCTTATTCACAAATAACGCATTTGCTGAAAATTGGTATGCGGGGGGAACCCTGCATGAAGCCAATGCGCTTACATGGCAAACAGCCACGCCGGAAAACAAACTTGCAACTTGTGCTGACTTTATCGCCGGGATATACAGCAAAAAGCTATTAGCACCTGAGATAAATAGAAAAATAAAATCGGTTGATGATTTTAAACCTTACGCGAGTGAATTAGCAAAACAACTTGATGATGCTTTTGCTCCAGAATCAGATCCAATTCAAAATAAAGAAATTTTCACTAATCAAAGTGTCAAATCAACCGCCATGATGTTAATGATTATGATGCAGTGGGTGCAGGATTAATGGCAGTCAGTAAACTTCCGTCAGGAAAATGGCTTTGCCAATGCTTCCCTTATGGCCGTGATAACAAGCGTATACGCAAACAGTTTGCCACTAAAGGCGAAGCACTTTCATACGAACGTCGCATGATGGTGAATAAACAAGATACGGGGCTGGGCATTAGTGCGGTAACGCTTAATGAATTAGTTGAGCGATGGTATGAAATGCACGGTAAAACCCTATCTTCTGGCGAGTCCCGTAAAGCTAAACTATTGGCGATTTGTGAGAGAATGGGGGATCCCTTAGCGGCAGATGTCGATAAGAATATGTTTGCTGTTTATCGGGAACGCCGCCTGAATGGTGAATGGCAAGCAAAAGGGCGTACTGTTGTAAAAGAAGCCACTGTTAACCGTGAGCAATCATACTTACATGCTGTATTTTCAGAATTAAAACGCCTTGGTGAATGGGAGGGAAGTAACCCGCTTGATGGTATCCGCCAATTTAGCGAGGGTGATCAAGAGCTGGCCTTTCTGTCCCAAGATGAAATTAAGCGGCTTTTAGTCTCCTGTGATGAGTCGGAAAATAAAAGCCTGGGAACCATCGTTCGCCTCTGTTTAGCTACAGGTGCCAGGTGGGGAGAGGCACAGGATATGAAGCAGTCGCAGATATTACCTAGCCGTGTGACTTACATTAATACTAAGGGCAAAAAGAACAGAACCGTACCGATATCTGAGAAACTATTTAAACGTATACCAAAAAATCGCGGTGCTTTATTCACTCCATCTTATGATGCATTTAAACATGCATTGAAAAGGGCGGCTATTGAGTTGCCTAAAGGGCAACGCACACACGTACTCAGGCATACCTTTGCCAGTCACTTTATGATGGGCGGCGGAAACATTTTAGTGCTGCAACAAATTCTCGGCCATAGCACTATTTTAATGACGATGAGATATGCACATTTTGCACCCGATCACTTAGATGCGGCCATCGCTTTAAATCCTTATGACAAGTTAGTTATCGATTAGAAAATTGTCAGTTTTGATGGCAGCAAAAACTAGCCACACGCAAACATACGCAGCGATACGCATTTGTAACCCATTGAACAACTTTAACTTGTTGATTTTAAAAGATAGCCTCAAATTTTTAAAATCCCTCGGCTTATGGCTGTGCGGGTTCAAGTCCCGCCCCGGGCACCATGGAAAATATTCTAAGTAAAACAAAGTAGTACGAGTATGTCGTTAACCGCCGAGAGGCGGTTTTTTTGTGATCTAAATCATCTTAGGAAGATGTTAGGAACATGCGTTAGGAACATAAAATTCAACTAATGCATAAAAATTCACTTTTTCTGATTACCTACCACTGGCACGATTTTTATTTTTCTGTCATACCTCGCTGTTTGCCCCATGTTTTTATGCCCTGAAATTGCCTGTTTTTCACTGAGTGTCCCTTCAAGATCAGAAATACCCTTGGCTTTAAGATCATGGAAGGTGAAATTAAAATCTAACTTTGGATTTGCCTCTTTTGCCGCCTCTCTGGCTTTGCGCCATCGACTGTTAAATCCATCGCGTGTATATCGCTGGCCGTTTTGTTGTCTGATGATGTAGACGCTACTTACACCTTGTTTAATCGGTAGTGATTCAGCCATGGCGATGGCATCACGTAATCGTTCGGACCAGGCCTTGATTTGTTTTGCCCCTGTTTTACCCTGCCTGATGTATATCCCCGATTCTCTGAACTGATCTTTACGCAATGAAAGCACATCTGCTTGCCTGGCGAGACACAGATAAGCTATTTCCATCGTGGCCCGTACAACATCAGGTGCGACTTGATACACTGCGTTATATTCTTCATCAGTAATATAACGCTCTCTCGCTTCCTCTTTAAATTGCTTAACTCCCTTGCATGGATTACCTTTCACAAATCCCCGTTCATATCCCCATCGGTAAGTGCGAGACATAAACGTTTTTTCCCTGTTTGCTTGTGTCCTGCTACTCAACCCTCTTTTATCCATGTATTTTCTGACATGCTCTGGCTTTATATTGTCGGGGTGCATGACCCCGAAAACTGGTAGTAATTTCATGGCGTATTTCCGATAGTCCTTCTGAGTCTCTGTTGCCAAATCAATAAAATCAACCGACCTGAAAAAAGACTCAACAAGTGAATTTAGCGTTGGCTGGTCTTTTTTCTGATCAATATATTTCTCATAATTAACCCAGACATCCGCCTGGGTAGAGTCAAGTGCGCACAGTCTTATCGTACGCCCGTCCGGATGTTTGAAGTTATAAGCGCTAGGGCCTCGGAATACACGAGATGGCATCCAGTTGTCTGCGGCGTTCTTACGTTTACCTGCCACTATTCATAGCCTCAAAATCGGGCTCTTCTTTCTCTTGTTCTGCATGCTTGCCACGTAAACTGACGGGATTTAAAAAATGGCCCCAGGTTGTTTTCGGGTGACCATCCGGGCGTTCAATAAAAAATATTCCTGCCCGGCACAAAGATTCACATTGCTTAGTTTTATAGTGATGACCGGTCAGCTCAATCATCTCCTCTTTCGTGATTATGTCGTGGTCGTTTCTCATGGTCTTGCCCCTGTATCATTCGGTAAATTGCTCTGTCGGTCTCAGAACATGCCCGCTGTATATCTTGGTCGGTGAGTTGCTGTTTGCGTACGCTGGCTGATAACTTGCCAATCTTAATGTCGAACTCGGTCAATAGCCGTTTGCCCGGCTGCCATGGCTGCATGATGGTTTCCCCTGGTGTTGGTTTACCACCATGCTAGCGGGGTCGGCTGATTATTTCCGATTAAGCAAAATCAACTTTGGATTGGTACTTTCCTACGCCTCCAACACCCCATAGCCAAACCGGTACCAAATGAAAACGCAGCTACAGCACTGATCTCGGCCCCATAGATAAGAATTAAGGCTGTTCCTGCTGTGATAAAGAATACGGCAAGTTGAGAACGGATCATTACCTGATCTCCTTTTCAGCGGTTGGTTGCGGTGGTGTGCTACTAATGAGCACATCAGCAGGAAAATCGTAGTTAACATCACAGCGGCGATCAGTGTGGATAGTTCCTGTTCGCCCGTCTGGAAGTGTTATATACGCCAGCTCGTGCCGCTTTTGTGTCTTTCTTAGCATTGGTCTTGCCTCAATAATGCCCCGTTGGTCCGGGGCTGAATAAATTAACGAACCTGCAAAGATCTTGGTCCAATTTCAATGCGCGCACCTGGTATTGGGTTTTTAAACACCTCGCTTATCTCTTTACCTTCCTCAAGTGCTTTGGCTTCAGCCTCTTCCATTGCCTTTTTAATGGCGCTCTTGATTTCATCAGCTTTAGGGGTATAGATAATTTGGCTGGCGACATCGACATACTCATCAGGTAATGATTCCACATTTTCGACCACTAACTTCTCCCGCCCTTTAACAGCCGTAAACGTGTTTTGCGTCGTTTTTAACCCCTTCATTTCAGCCATGACAAGGCACTGAAGCATATAGTCGCGTAATTGCCCGGCGCTTGTTTGATGGCTTTTTTTGCGCCCGGCTAGGCGCTTTGATTCTTTGTCGCAAATTTCAGCCTGCCCCTCGATATGACGAACAGCGGCCATAGCCGAATCCAGTTTATCCCCCAACGAACCCTCGATCGCTTCCAATGTATCTGCGATCATTTCGGGGGTTAAGTCGTCAGATGTTTCCACAAATTCAAGAAACTTTTTACGGTCGAAAGCTAAATCTATAGTGCGTACACTCATGATGTTTTCTCCGCAGTATTTTCAAATTTGATCAGGCATTCAGCTTTAATTTCATTCAGCCGGCGCAAGCGGCCAGTCAAATATTTCTCATATTCTTTATCACCAATAGCCTTGGCATTTTTAATGTGAGCATCCATCACGCGAGTTAACGTTGAGCAAATTTTATTGACTTCATTTACTGTCACAGCGGAGCGCATTGTTTCGGTATTGGCTTTAAATTTATCATCCAGCTCTTCGCGTAAACGGACTGAATCCTCTGCTTTATTGCTAGCGTTTATAATGCTGAACTCGAGGCTGTTATCAGCGTTATATTCAGCATCATCAAACATACCCATGAATACATCAGCACTGAAACCAAGCTGTGCTAATGCCTTGGTAGTGGCATCGGTCAGGCTTTTCTTGCTGATCTCATCATCACAAGTAAACCCATATGTGCTTTGATAAATATGTTTTGTATGGCCGAATGCTGTGAACCTTCCCCGCATTTCCCCGAGGCGGTACCACAATTCAATTCGCATGGTGTGGTTCGATGTACGGAGGATCATTCCGTCACCGTCACGCATTGGTTTACGTCCAATTTCGCGGTTATTACTGTCGAGGATTGCTTCCATAAATGGGATGCCGGGTACAAAATCTTCGCTGATAATATCCACTCCCCAACCACTGCCGAAAGGCCCAAAAATTTCGGTTGCTCTCATCGCTTGATAAGTTGGGTTGATGCTGGTCACAGAGCGAATGATTTTGCCGTTCTTTTCTGTATCTTTGCGCTTTGTTCTCGCCGGGTCAGTGCGTTGTACTAATTTCCAAATACATAAATTATCTTGAGAGGCTTTTGATAGTTTCGAAATGTCATTATCAATTTGGGATGCTCGTTGTTGGAACGTATCTGTATTGACCTCAACTGTTGCCGCTTCGGTTGGCTGCGTTATTTCGGCGGCTATTTCTGATTGTGCTGGTTTCTCATCAGTTGAGGCGTAAACGCTGTAGCCCAACTGATCCAATGTCTCTTTAGCCTGCTGAGCGACATTATCAGTGATAGGTTCCTGTGCAGGATTTTCCTGTTCTGTTGCAATGATTGGCGGTTTTGTTTCAGTTTCTAGCTCAGAATTGGCAACCAGAGCCAGTTTGGTTTCACTGTTTGCCGCTGGTTGTGGTTCACCACCGACTAGACCGTCAATTGAGAACTTACCGTCACCCAAATTTTTAACTGCAGGTTGCGGCCCCTTGACAGCGAGACACTGTGAGATAAATTCTTTTCTAGCTGCGGCGTCCGTCAGGAAGATAGGTTTCTCTTTGCCCGCACGGACAACTTCAAAGATAGTTTCGCGTGGAATAGATAACGCATTATTGCGAACGCGAAATTCTGTGGACCATTTGCGCCATGCTTCGTCGTTACCATCCATAAGCTCTTTTGCTTGCTTCATTTCTGCTGAGTGTATTTCCCAGCAGTTAAAATCAGCAGGCACCAATGCGAGAGCAACTTCGAGATCAAGCGTTTTATATGTGTGCTCAAAGCTACGTTTAATTGACGAATTAAGATCAGGTGTATTTATATGAGTAACTTTTTTTGTCCCGGTTAACTCGTCACGATTGCTGGGTTCATTAACCCATTTTTCAGCAAAGTTACGCACATCCCTGAACCCAGGTATTTTGGGGAATTTCTTATTTATGGCATCAATAAGTTTTTTAATTGACTGCGGATACATCGCACCAATTGCAGGAATACAGGTGAGTGCCATGTATATCGAACTTATTTCTGGTTCAGCGTCGTCGTCATTAATTAAGTCATACACAAGTGATAGCTCATGTGAATCAATGTCACGCGCACCGTACAATATTACGCTCCCAACTTTGGCTCCAATACCCAATTTGTTGAAGTCTACCGGAGTCGTAGCATTGTCCTCTCTTACCCCCTCGTTAGGCAGCGGGGCCGCATTAGGCGTCCATACTTTGCCATCAAAAGTATTATCCTGTGCGAACTGCTCATCGAATTGGCCGATGCGGCCACGCGGTTGGTCGACAGCATCCTCACAGATTTTCGGATCAGTAAAGTTATCACCGGCTGCGGGGTAGGCTTCCCACAATTTACCAATGGCCAGTGCAGATGCCATTTTCTTATTTATGGCCTCCAGCGCGATAACCAGTGGTATAGCCCCATTTTTGAGAGCCGCTTTTTTCGGCTCGAATAAACAAATAAATACAGTCATGTTGGTCTTGCCTCTTTGGTTTTCAAACGGTTTTTGGTCTTGATATATGGCTAATTAAAAAGGAATTTCGGTACAGTCAGATACGTTCGCTGGAGTGGTGTGCTCGATGCAGAGCAACGCCTGAATCTGATCATCAATAAGGGATAGTCTCCGATGCGACTCCGCCGCGATTTGTTCTTTCTGACTACGGAGTGAATCAACCTTTTTACTGATAATTTCAAAAGGGTCGGGCTCGTTAAACGTAATCGTAATTTCGCGAGTTTCGAGTAACACGTACTTTTCTGAGTAATGTGACATGTCACACGCATGGACAATAAAGCGGTCATCTTTCGTTCTTGAATATGGATTGGTGTGTATGTAGAGCGTGGCAGTTAACTGTAGTGCTGTCATAGCAACTCCTGATATACTGATTTTAAGGTCGATGGCGTAAGCCGTTGGTCTTGCCTCTGTTAACGGGTTGGTCCCCGTTAGCTTCCCGGTTAACTTTGGTCGGTGACCCGGGGTAAAGAAGCCCACTTCGGTGGGTTTTTTTACATCTGTAATTTGGTGCCCATTACGCCGGGCCAGCGGGTCAGTTTTTGGTCTTGCCTCGCCACATTTTCTCGCTGTGGCTACGTTATGGGTTTGGGCTGCTGCGCAGTGGTAATCATGCCGAGCCTTGGCGCGGGGTTCTCCTCCCGTGCAACAGCCCAAATTCTGTTATTACAGTACTTTGACTACTTGATAATCCCGCCCAGTATTACGTGCGTAATCATCAGCTTCTTTGCGCGTTGGGTAAGTATTTCCGTTAGCCCAATGTCCAAAGTAGCGATATTGGATCTGGAATTTACCCGCTTGCTTTTTGGTTGCCTTCATAACATATCCCCGTGCCGTCTTCCCGGCTGCCAGAACGTACTAAACCTAAACTTGCGAATCATCCGGTGTTTCGTATGCCACCGGCAGCTACTTCGTGGGCATCCTGCCTGTTCGCATCGGCTGCTGTGCCGTGTTGATGAAAACAATTAAACACTTTAGTTGTATTTGTGTCAACAACTTTGGTTGTATTTTGTATTGTGTTGGTTTTTTTTTGTATTTTCTTAGCTTGAATTTGGTTATTTTTTGAATTTTTAGAGGTTAATCAAGTAATGGAGGCTGAGTTTAGATGGGGGTTTATGATGTAGGAATGCCCCTCCAGCGAGAAGGGGCAGGAAATCGATTACTATTTTTTCTTGTTTCTGAAATTATCATCCTCCATGCAATAATTATATGAATCCAAGATTAGCCCTGGTAATCGTAAAATGTTCTCAGGGCGATCTATTATAATTTGATTGCCGGGAGCTAGTTCAAGTCCTGCCCGCTCAACTTCTACGATAGCTTTTTCATCTAATTCAATTGGTAAAATTATCGACGGCCGCTGTTTGCTATCAAAATAACGTACAATCCAACGGTTTGATTTTCCTTGGTAAAGAATATTGTAATAACTGGCGGTGTCTTTTGCTGAAATATCCGCTTGTTCACCAAGTAAAATTTGAATATTGCTAAAAAATTGTCTTTCGTTATGTGTAGTAACGATATTTGAATTTTCAGGGTCGACCACTGGTGCGGTTTCATCTGTTTTTTTCAGCTCAGGTGCGAGTGCGGCTTCAATATCTTTGTCTTTGTTAGAAGCCATAGATAGCCCAGAAACAACCATTGCACTAACAGCTCGCTCTACTGCCATTTTTACCAATGGTGTAATTGTATCGAGGAACTTTTGGTTCAACTGCCGTTGTACGCTAGAGCGACTTGCAACATAGCGGACAAAGTCAGAATCGACATTCCTTAAGCTATCACTAATAACATCAGTAAATGCTGATAAATAAATGCTTTCTTCAGCTAAGGTTCGAAGTGCTTCCGGTTGGAACTGGTCGTGACGGAATTGATATAGCTGATGAGCATCAGAGTCCGATGCTTCATCTACATCAATCTGTAGGAATGGAGCGGCATCCATAATATTTCTTTGCTTAAGGTCAGTAAAGAAACGCCATTGGGTGCCATTGGTTATGGCTGCAATAGTAACCTCAGGTGTCGCGTTAAAATACCTAGAAAGCTGAGGGCAATGGTTATCAAGTTTTTGATTATAGCCCTTGGCCTCAATAAACATGACAGGAACACCATGGCAAAATAGAGCATAGTCGACTCGCTCACCTACTTTAACACCAGGGAAATCAGCGCCATATTCTGCTTTAACTTTTGTTGGGTCATAAGAGTTAAAGCCAAGAATATCTAACATTGGCAATATTAATGCCTGTTTAGTTGTTTCTTCGGTAGAACAATGATGGCTTACTTTTTTTACGTGATCAGAGTGCGCTCTTAATTTTTCAGCGAATATCTTCATATTTTCCTTTAATTCTTAGGTTGAATGATACTCCTACCCTCATTGGACTACTTAGAAGTGAGAGCTATCAATAATCTAGAACTGACCACCAAAACACGCGGCCAATAATTTCTACAGTTTCTCCATCAGCATCTTCATCTGGATGCTCGGCTTTATTAAAGCTGCGAATACTTAGTTTATTTCCTGGCATGCGATATAAAAGTTTAAGACGTTTTAATCCGTCTTGATTGATTGCATATATTTTGCCATCGACAATTTTTTTATTCGCACAATCAACAGCTACTGTCGTACCGTTTGGTAAAATTGGCTCCATGCTATTTCCATGGGCTGGAAAGCAAATGACATTCTCTTGCTGAGCACCAACTCGCCGCAAGGTAGATTTCGAAAAGCGAAGTTTAAAACCATTGTAGTCTTGATCACAAAAGCTACCATCACCAGCAGCAAGTTCAATATCACGTAAGAATGGCACCTCCACCTCGTCTTCGTGGATGGGGCAATTACTATCCCAAGGGATAATACTTCCCCATTCATTTTCTGTGGGAATACTTGATTCGTGACTTATTGTTTTAGTTGATTCCTTCATAGGCAAAACTCCCTCCCCAAGCCATTCCGGACGGACGTGGAGCGCACGGGAAATTTCCAGTAGCTTAGTGGTGCTCTGGCTTTTACCGGACGTGATTTTTTGTATAGCAGCTTGTGAAACTCCAGCCTTCTCAGCTAGTGCAGCCTGAGTTAGCCCAGATTCCTTCATGGCTACTTTTAATCTTTGTGCAAGTGTCATTCCCATCATCGCAAAATACAACCTTAGTTATACCCAGTCAAATCACTATTGTTGTTGCCTAAAAACAACTTTGGTTGTATATTCGCATTTAAATACAACAAAGGTGATTGAGATGGATAATGTAATTAAAACGGCAATTCAAATTGTTGGCACTCAAAAGAGACTAGCGGAGGCATGCGGTGTTACTCAGGCGGCCGTTCAAAAATGGTTATGCGGTAAAGCAAAAGTAGCCCCGAGAAATGTTAAGTCCCTTGTTGAAGCTACCAATGGCGAGGTACAGGCACATCAAGTTCGCCCTGATTTACCTGATTTATTTCCGCATCCAGAACCTGAAATTAGTCTAACCAAACCCCACACACAAATCTGATTATCAATAATCAATTTTCGGCGACAGGAGACGCAACGTGGAACAACAAATCAAAGCCCTTAAAGCCGAAGTTCAGGCGTGGGCGTCAGAGCGGGGGCAGGAGCATGTAGCTATCGAGATCAGCAGAATGTTTTTCTTGCTCAATATCAACACAGGTTCAGTTCGTCTCACTCCCATTGAAAACGGGCAGGGCGGCGCTGATTGGAAATCTATCAACAACAACCGGCAGCAGTTATTTCGCTGGCTGCGCGGGGATTCAAAAGCATCAATGCGAAAGGTCTTGGAATTATCACCGGTACTTAAAGCTGCACTCCCGGCAGAACGGCGGGCCAGAGTGAATGGCGAGACCGTGAATTATTTGGTTTCGATTGCCAGCAGAGAGTTTGCCGCAGCAATTAGCGCGGTTCTATTAGATGGCTGTGACATGTCACAAAGAATATCAGGCGCTGTTGCGGCACTTCACGCAATCAGACCACAACACCACCGGCTGACCACCGTCTAAAACAGAGGCAAGACCAATGCTTACATCTATCGACAAAATTACCTGGTGCAATGGGTTCAGGCTAAACGGCCAACCAGCAAGCATGGCTGACGTAGCGCTAATTTTTGCAGGGCGTCAGGTGGCCGCATATAGCGTGTGGGAACAGTACGAGCAGAAGAAAGCAGACCTGCGCCTGATGAACCTATCAGCTGACGATTATCAGTCTGCCTGTCGGCAAATAGCCGAAGCGCTGGGGATCTGACTATGAGTATGAATCTAATGGCTAAGGCCATGAGTATCAAAGTCGGCAACCCGTTACGTAAATTGGTACTGATAAAATTAGCCGACAATGCCAACGATCAGGGCGAGTGCTGGCCATCGGTTCCCTACATTGCTGAACAGTGTGAAATATCCGAACGCTCGGTACAGAATCATATCCAAAAACTGGTAAAGAATGGGCTGGTTAGGATTGAAGAGCGTAAATCTGAAAATGGCTTAAATCGCTCAAATGTTTATCACCTGCGCTTAAATTCCGCTGGTGCAAATGCTGCACCCTATGGTGAATCTCCTGCACCCTCTGGTGTAAATGGTGCACCGGTTAGTGGTGCAAATGCTGCACCCAGAACCAGTCACTCTTTTGAATCAGTCATAGATCCCAATACACCCCTTACCCCTCAAGGGGGAACTGAAAATATTCTCGCTGACGCTGAAAGGGCGTTGGCGTATTACAACCAACTCACTCACACCCGATGTGAAGACCCAGGGCCATTTGAAATCTTGCTGACAACAACCAAATCGCGCAAAGCCTATGCGCTGGTTGATTTGCAGTTGGTGACCCATTGGGTGGTCAGCACATGGAAACCCCGTAACGGCAAGTATGCCAAGCCTGCGAATATCTGCCGCGTGAATCGGTTCGATGGTTATCTGGCCGATGCCCGCGCATGGTCTGAGTCTGCAGGGCGGATTGATTGCGATGCAGTCATTGCTGCATACAACCGTGTGTTCAGCGATGTTTTGCCACTGGCTGAAATCGATCAAGACCGTAAGCACGCTATCCGCGAATTACTCCAATACCTCAAAACCAAAGACCTTGAAGCGTTTCAGGGCTATTTCGAGGCGTTTCGCGAACAGGCTCCGGTGTTTTATTTCGGTGGTGATGATGGTACGCACTGGCGCGCCAATTTTGATTATTTGATGAAGCCGGATGTGTTGAGAAAAACCCGCGATGGTGCGCTATGAAACCTCAAGAGTTAGAAGCCGCAATTCTATCCGGCCTGCTGTACGGCGGCTCTACGCCAGATGCGCTGGAAGTGATTGCCACACTGCCAGAAGAAGCATTCAGCATCAGGATTTATCGTTCTGCCTACGCGGAAATTAGAAAACAGGCACTGACCAAGGGATTGATCGATGTCCTGTTCGTCAGTGAGGCGTTGGGCGGTAGTAGCCTGGCGACGTTATCTGAAATTGTCCGTATGCCGGGCAACGTGGCGAACCTGAAAGGATATGCAGCACACGCTCGTAAGACCTGGTACAGCCGAACCATGACCGGGCTATTTCAGACTGCGGCTGATGGTATCCGGGGAGCGAACAATCAGGAACAGCGAGATCAGGTGATACAGGGAGCGGTAACACAGCTAATTGATATGACGGCAGATAGCGGCGGCATCATTCCTGTACATCTGAACGACTTGTTGCCTGGCTACATGGATATGCTGGATAAACGCATGAATGGTGAAATTGAGTCAATGAACTTGCATACAGGCATTGACGAGCTGGATGCAATAACCGGCGGCTTTAACCCTCAGGATTTGGTTGTCATCGCCGGGCGTCCGGGAATGGGTAAGACTGAGTTTGCATTAAAGATTGTTGAGGGTGCCACACAGAACGGCGGCGGGGCGCTGATATTCAGTATGGAAATGGCTTCCCTACAGATGGTGGAGCGTTCCGTTGCCGGGGCCGGTAACTTGCCAGTGTCCAAATTGCGCGACCCTAAAACGTTATGTGATGAAGACTGGGCGCGTATTAACTCCGCGCTACAGGCATTGAATGGCCGTGATATTTGGATTGTTGATGCCAGCGAACTGACCATCGATCAGATACGGGCCATAGCGGAAACGCACAAGCGCCGGTTCCCCAAACTGAGAATGGTGATGGTTGACTATCTTGGCCTGATAACCAAGCCCAAGGCGGAGCGTAATGACCTATCGATCGGCATCATTTCACGTGGGCTAAAAACACTGGCTGGTCGGATAAATACCCCCGTTTTTGCCCTTAGTCAGTTATCGCGAAAAGTGGATGAGCGGCCACCGGGTAGCCGCAGGCCAATCAGTTCCGATCTCAGGGACTCAGGTTCAATCGAGCAGGACGCCGACAGCATCATCATGCTGTATCGAGAGGCGGTTTATAACGCTGATAGTCCGGCAGCAAGATTTGCCGAGGCAATCGTAACCAAAAACCGATTTGGCGAACCCGGCACCGTTTATCAGGAATTTAAAAACGGCCACTTTCTACCGGTGGATCAACTGGTTGCAAAGGAAGCCAGCCGAATGGCAAAAGAGGCATCAAGGCCACCAGCCAAAGAAAAGAGCTATTCAACATCTAAATTTTAACCGCGCCTGACCAGCGCTCGAACTAACCCAAAGAGGCAAGACCATGAAAAAACGTGAACTAACCATCCGTGAATTAGCCGGCTTAATGTTAAACAAAAGCATGAATTACGGGCAGATCGCCACAGCCATCAGTCTTAATTATCCGAATTGTGAAATGTCTATTGATACCCTACGAATCCGCGTACGGAGCATGGTTATGTCACCTCATGTTGATATAACCCGCAGGAATGGGCGCAAGACGACATACACACTCAATAACATTACTGAGGAATTTATAAGGCTTTCTGAATCAAGAAATAAGCGTTGTTGCAAAGGAGGTCCGGAGCGCTTAACACCTAAGCGTACATCAACGAGGCTCCCTTTTGATGAAAAGGAAAGGGTGTATTGCTTACGGATATCAATAATAGATCAATTGTTGCGTAACGTACGCTTGGCACATTAACCATGACCGGGCAATCGGATTATCTCCCGCCCGGACTCCCGTACAACATTTGCCTCTGGCCTCAGGAATACCAGGAAAAGCTAAATCTTGATTTGAGGGCCAGCGGCTTAATCAAAAACCTGTACGAGCGCAGAACCAGCCGCGCCCACGTACTGGAAGCGATTGAACGGGTACCGGTGCATTATCGGGAATTTTTTAAAGAGCGCTTAAATTACTGGCGCGACCGCAGAGACCACAGAGGCGAGACCAAATGAACATTTCAACCGATGGCATGATTGCTGCAATTCGTTCAGCAGCGGAAAGAGTGGAACCACGCGAGAGTGAGGTGCTAAACAGCATTGCTGATCGCATAGCGGAGCTGGTGGCATCAGCCAATAAGAACCGGCGCACAGCGAAGCACTACGAGCGGGAGTGCTTGGAGTGGCAGGGGAAATATAGCGCAGTAGAAGAGAAACTACTCAAGCCTGTTGTGTTGCCAGCCGGTTACTCAGTTCGTGCCGGTCATCCAATTAACGAAGTTGAGCGGCATGTCCTGATCCCCAAAGAGGGTGGTAGATGGCTTTCCCGTTTCGATGTGGAATATGCAATTCGCGCAGCGGGTTTCACGGCGCAGGATGGTGCTAAATGATCTGGCCTACAGAAGTTCAGCAGTGCGCCTCGTCAGTCATTCCTGTTCACCCCATGAGTGAGCCAGAGCAACAGCAGCTATTGGCCAAGATGAACCAAATGTTTTTAAATCGAGATAATCCGCAGCACATCCAACAGGCTGCTCATGCCTGGGCGCGGCGCAAAGAGATCACAGTTGCGCGGCCTGATTTGCAGGATGGTTTGGTTGTGGTGGGATTTGCTGGCGGCGGCGGGAGCTGCGAGGGCATCAAGCAGGCATTAGGCTATGAGCCACACATTGCCATGAATCACAACCCTGTAGCAATGGCGATGCATGCTATCAACCACCCGCGAACACTGCATTATCCTGAGGACATTTTCAGTGTTGACCCGCTGATATCTACCGGTGGCCTGCCGGTATTGCTGGGCTGGTTCAGTCCTGATTGCCGCCATTTTTCCAAAGCTAAGGGTGGCACGCCAGTTAAAAAAGAAATCCGTGGTTTAGCCTGGGTGGTGTTGCGTTGGGCTTTGGCAGTGCGCCCACGCTTCCTGATGTTGGAAAACGTCGAAGAGTTTCGCGGCTGGGGGCCATTGTTAACGGATAGTGAGGGCAATCACCGCCCTGATCCAGTGCGTAAGGGGGATACGTTCAATGCATTTATTGGCATGCTGGGTACCGGTATCGATTCTAATCACCCCGCACTAGCCGAAGTATGTGAGTTTTTGAAGATAGATATCAATGGCCCTGAGGCGGCAAGGCTGGTTTCAGGGCTGGGGTATAACGTGGCTCATCGGGAACTGAAAGCCTGTGATTACGGCACACCCACCATCAGGAAGCGGCTGTTTGTAGTTGGGCGCTGTGATGGTGAGCCGGTTGTCTGGCCGGAGCCAAGCCACGGTGCGCCAAATTCTGCAGATGTGATTTCTGGTGTGTTGAAGCCATGGCGAACTGCAGCGGAGTGTATTGATTGGAGCCAGCCAACACGCTCTATTTTCGGTCGCAAAAAGGATTTGGCTGATAATACTTTGCGCCGTATCGTCAAAGGGTTACAACGATTTGTTATCGATAACCCTGACCCATTTATTGTGCGGCTGGGCCAAACCGGTTTCGGTGGTGACCGTCTGCAGTATCTAATAGACCAGCCGCTAACCACGATTACAAGCAAGGCCGAGCATTTGTTGCTGGAGCCATATGCAGTGAAGTGCAATCACACCAGCACCAAAAACAAATATGATTGCTTCCGTGGGCAGTCATTGCGCGATCCGTTACAGACCATCACCAGAACGCATGGTTTTGCTATCGCTGCGCCGGTTGTTGTGCGTCAGTTTGGTAACAGCACGGCAAATGATATCAATACTCCACTGGGTACCGTTACGGCGGGTGGGGGCGGTAAAAGCCAGTTAGCCAGCGCGGTATTGGTGGGTGCCGGTGGCCCAACATACTCAGGGAAGCCACGAGATATTAATTCACCAATCAACACCATAGCCACCCAGTCACATACAGCAATCGCCACTGCTAATCTTGTCAAACATTATGGCGGCAATTATACCGGTGCAGGCATCGATATTAACGAGCCATTGCATACCATCACCACCGTTGATCACCATGCGCTTTGTACATCTCACCTGGTGCAATTGCGCGGCACATGTCGCGATGGTAAACCCATCACTGAACCGGTACCGACTTTAACAGCCGGCGGTAATCATGTCGGGATGGTTAACGCGTTTCTAACCAAGTATTACGGTACCGGCGGCGCGGTGGATCTCTCAGAACCGATACACGCAGTGACGACAAAAGAGCGTTTTGGTTTGGTAGAAAACAATTTTGATGTAGAACCCCTGACCGACGAACAACGCTATAACGCCTGGAACTGCGCACGGCTGGTGGATCATTTCAGCGATTTACCGGGCGACTGGCATTTATTCCCTACACCACGGCCACAATTTCTATTAGTAGGCGAATATATCATCGTTGATATATGCATGCGCATGTTGATTGCCCGTGAGCTGTACAACGCCAGCGGGTTCCCACCAGATTACATTATTGACCGGGATATTGATGGCACCCTCTGGCCTAAGTCTGAGCAGGTAGCCCGCTGTGGTAATGCGGTACCGCCACCCTTTGCCGAGGCGTTGGTAAGGGCCAATATGCCGGATCTTTGTATCTGGAGGATGGCGGCATGACAGACACCAGAGAGCGGGCTGCGGCTCGTAAACGCCTACAGCGGCAGAAAGAACGTGATAGTGGTAGCTATAAATTAATAGCGACGATAGACCAGCAAGAGAAAGAAATGCTACAACAAAACTGCGCTCTGCGCCGCCCGCAGCGTGAACCGTATGACATGGACGAATACATAACCATGCTGATCCGGAAAGATAATGCAGAGTTACAGGCGCAGCTCAAAGAGCAGGCCGGGCGCAGGTGTGGTAAGTGTGGCGATGTTCTACCTGGTGATTCGAAGGGTTGCCTGCTAATTGGTGATTCGGAGTGCTGGCAGCACTTAGGATGGCATGAGCTAAAGCTTACGGTATAATATTATTTTAAAATAAATAAGGATAAAACATGAGAATAACTATTAACTGTCCTAAATGCTTTATGGAAAATCAGCATAAAGAACCACTTAGTTACCTTACTAAATATGAGATAGATTACTTTGATGATAGATTGGTTAGTCTATCTTGTGACGCGTCACATAAAATTAATATTGGTATTAGAAATGAGAAATTTCAAATTTTATTTTCTTCTTCTATTAATACCTATTTATCTGGACATACTATTGAATCTACAAGTAGCGCTTGGGCTGCATTTGAAAGATTCATAGAGTTTATGATCAGAACGTTCACATACTCTCATATGGTTGGAAAGGAAAGCTTTGAGGCTGGCTTCAAAGATGTTGCAAAAATGAGTGAAAGACAAGTTGGAGGCTTTGTGTTTTTATATCTATTATCGGTAAAAGCACCTTACAACTATGAAAGTAGATTAAATAAAATAAAGAAGAAAAGAAATGCGTTTATACATAATGGAAGCATCCCTGACTTAACTAATACGTTTGAATTTCTTGAGGTAATATATAATGAAATCCTTTACATATTAAACGAAGTGTTTCGACATCCAGAATTGAGGGAGGCAATGACACAGGTTTTATACGAAAGAAATCCAAAATCTCCAGATGGTAAGTGCTACATTTATAATGTGATTCCTGACATTTTCTACAGTTTTGAGAAAGGTGATCTTAAAGTTGAGAACAAGTCCTTCGCCACGATAATTGCTGAACATAAAGAACGCAAAGAAAGAAATAGTTGATATAATAATCTTATCGGACTGAACACCCGATAACCTAAACGTCGTGCTGCTGTGCCATACATCCGGGGGCGGAAATGGCACAGTATAGTTTTACTAAATCAACAGGTGGGATCTTAGTACCGGCCACGCCGGATGCTGAGGATTTCGTTAAAAATACCAAGCTGGGGACTATTGTCACTGGCGAATTTAAACGTGTGCGTAATGCACCGTTTCACCGTAAATTCTTCTCGTTGCTCAATCTTGGCTTTGAATATTGGGAGCCAAAGGGCGGGGCGATATCACCATTCGAACTTAAATTCCTGCGTGGCTATGTAAGCCAACTTATTTCCTATGTGGGGAATGAGGGCGTACTTCATGAAATAGCTGACGATTATCTGGCGCTGGTGGCCGGTAAGCGTGCGGCGAATCTATCTACCGCAAAATCATTCCATGCTTTTCGCCGCTGGGTGACTGTCGAATCTGGCCATTATGACCTGTTCGAATTACCGGACGGCTCAACGCTGCGTGAACCTCGCTCTATTTCATTCGCGAAAATGGACGAGCTGGAGTTCAACGATTTATACAAATCAACACTGAATGTGCTCTGGACTTTTATTCTCAGTAAATCATTTAGTCATCCATCCGAGGCGGAGAACGCCGCCAGTCAATTAATGAGCTACGCGGCTTAGGGGTAATCATGGCTAATTTACGCAAAGAGGCAAGGGGCCGTGAGTGCCAGATCCGTATTCCGGGTGTATGCAATGGCAACCCTGAAACGGTGGTACTCACTCATTATCGGCTGGCAGGAACCTGCGGCACCGGAATTAAACCCTCTGACGAACAGGCCGCATGGGGATGCTGTACATGTCATGACGAATGCGACCGCCGCACCCGGTTAATTGATGGCGACACGGCACGCCTATATCACGCAGAGGGTGTTATGCGCACACAAGATATATTGAGAAAGGAAGGGAAATTATGATTTATCCGACGACGTGCGGTAAGGCAGATGGCAATGAGCTACACCTCAATACGCTAGAGCTTATTTGGCTCAAAGGTAAACTGAAAATGTGGGGGCGTTGGTCACGCATCGCGAAAACAGGCGGTGCTCAAGGGGTATTCTCGCGATTATTGGCTAAGCAACAAATAACTAAAGCCGCATTAAAAGCAGCTATTAGCCAACTGAGAAAATCAGGCTTATCAAAAGAGGAATTGTTCGAGATATTTGGCGACCTTAACAACCCCAAAGCCCACAGTAATCTAATCTATTGCACAGATGATGAGGGGCTACTAATGGATTCGGTTGTTGGCTTGGTTCTACAATCAACCCCTGGGTTAATTGGTATACTGCAACAGCAGTATATTTTTAAAAAGAAACGCTACACGATGGCAGAAGAAATGCAGGAAGCGCACCCAAACCTATCAATTTCAACGTGCCGCCGCCGTATTGATGTATGGATTAACACCGCTGAATATATGCTTTATCGGCCCATGAGCGAAGCTTTTGATAAAGACATAAAAAGATTTGAGAAAAAAACTTTGACTATTTGAACAAAAAATATATGATTTAGACATAAGCTCGCGGAGCTATACACGCAAGCGACGAAATTAAAAGAAACCCGTCATCTGTGCGGGTTTTTCTATTCTGGCCTCATCAATCGGTGGGGCTTTTTTATTTCTACTACACGTCCAACCCATCCGAGAGGGGAGCCTTATGCCTTAAATGAGTAAGGTACGGTCGCAGGATTTCAGGGGATGTTATGCATCAGATAAGTGGTTTCACAAGCAGGGCAAAAATCTTGTTTGCAATAATTATTAAGCGCATCGGTTCTGACTTTCCCGGTTGGCTGAAGTATCGATATTTCTCTTTTTTGGTAGCAGGTTGCACAAAGATAATAATGGCCGACTTGATCATTAGCCGGAGACTTAGACCTATATACTATCGACCCCGCAGCCGTTTTATGCACTTCATATTCAGCCGCCTGGGAAGCAAACATCTCGATTTTAGTATTTTCATCGGCAAGCTTCATTGTGACCTGTTTCTCAGCATGATAAAGGCCCGCGAGTTCTGCATTAAGCATCTGTAGGTCGGTAATCTTCTCTCTTAGTTCTCCAACGGCACTATTAATTACTGCCGCATCACGGCTCCCAATAATCACCTTTAGCAGGTCATAGGCTTGTTTAGCTAAAACGACACCAGATGTAATATCCATTTTAAAATTTCCTTTTGTAGGGGTGAGTTGAGTTTATACAACGTCTTGCTGTAGGGGTATAGCAGGGAATACGCGCCGGGCGTGAGTGGTATCCCGGTACTTATTCAAGGCTGCGCTATTGCGTGGCCTTTTTCTTTTCCTATCACACGCCCAACCCAAGCCGGGAGGGGGAGACCATGAAAATGAGCAATATAGCTTCTAATGCTTCCTACCTAGTGTCAGGTGGTAGTTTTATTTTTTGGGTTAAAGAGCTGATCGCCGGATTCACTCCTGATGAGTGGACGGTTATCGGCGTTCTTGGTTCGTTGTTCTTTATGGCCCTGACATTCACGCTTAATGCTGGTATCAAGATTTGGGATCGTCGCCACGGCTATAAACCGGATGGTGAGTGATGGCCTCGACAAAAAGCAAATTAAGCGCGGCAGTTCTCGCTCTGATTATGGCCTCAGCACCGGCCACAATAATTCTTGATCAGCTTTTGGATGAGAAAGAGGGTAACCGGCTTGTAGCTTATCCAGATGGAAAGGGGATTTGGACTGTTTGCCGTGGTGCTACTCAAGTCGATGGTAAGCCGGTAACAAAAGAGATGAAGCTATCAGCGGAGAAATGCGCTGCGGTGAATAAGCTGGAGGCTAATAAGGCTATAAACTGGGTAAAGAAAAATGTCCGGGTACCGCTGACTGAAACACAGATTACCGGTATCGCGTCGTTTTGCCCCTATAACATCGGCCCGAGTAAATGTTTTATCTCCACCTTTTACCGAAAACTCAATGCGGGCGACCGTAAAGGCGCATGCGCTGAAATAAAACGCTGGGTATATGACGGCGGTAAGGATTGCAATATCCGCTCAAATAACTGTTACGGGCAGATAGAACGCCGCGCGCAGGAAAGCGAACTGACCTGCTGGGGGCTGGATGAATAAATTAACTGCAATACTCGGCGCAGCGCTAATAATCGTAATTTCTATACTGGGATATTTCCAAAGCAGAGTTACTACACTCAAGCGTGATGTAGTAGAAATAACATCAGTGGCTAGACTGCAGCAAAAACAAATACAACTAATTGAAATTCAACGACAAAACATAGCTGCTATCGATATAAAATATACCAAGGAACTAGCAGATGCCAAATCTGAAAACGAGCGCCTTCGTGCTGATATCGCTAATGGCACTAAGCGGTTGCAGCTCAACGCCACGTGTTCAAAGTCAGTGTCCAAAACCACAGGCCCCGCCAGCGTCCCTAATGATGCCAGCGCCCGACTTACTGACACCGCTGAACGGGATTATATCAGTCTCCGCGAGCGAATCGGAATTGCCACAACCCAAATAGAAGGCTTGCAGGCGTATATCACTAACGTGTGCTTGAAGCCCTAAGAGGTGGCAAAGCTGCGAATAGATAATAAAGACAAATTGAGAGCTACTTTCACAACAACTCTCAATCAACTAAAAGCATTCTGCTATTAGATATGTAATAGCGGCCAAAAACGACAATTCGCTGATAATTATCACTACTATCAC